ATATTAAGTAATTTATTATAGCTTTTTTGACTAGTATTATACTTTACACACTGTTCTGCATTTAACTGTATGCTTTCAATAATACTTTGAACTTCTGAGTCTTTATGTGGCAGGCCTAACAACTTTGTTACTGTAAAACTGGCTATACTAATACTGATTTGACTTATATTTAATAAGTCTTTATCTGTAAGAAGCTGTTGTACAAATAGTTCAATATCTTTTAATATCTGATTAGAAAAATCTTTAGAGTAGCTAGTTTTAACAATAGATTTATACTCATCATGAATAGGGCTATCACTAGCCCCTAATGTTTTGCCAAATCTACTAGTATTTTCTACTATTAAATTACCTAATCCAGACATAAAAACTTCACTATTTTTTAGTGCATCTAAAATAGTGGTATAATCAACTAATACAAACATATTATAGTTTTTACTATAATATACGGTATCTAGCTGTCTTATTTTTTCGTAATACTTAAACTTATTTTTTAGCCAATTATTACAGTGTGGATTAAATAATTCTTCATCTATCATTTTTTAGGCAAAAACCTGGCTCGATCGCCTAGTTTAAAACTAACTCCTGAATTATCAGGTTTTTTCTTGCTTTGATTATTATTTTGTTTAGTCATAGTTTTTTGTTAAATTATCAACAGAACAGTTATTATATCAAATTGTGAACACAGTTTCAACAAAATATTTTTGCAACAAAAAACCCGGCACAAAGCCGGGCTTGGTTAGTAACCGTATTCAAAAATATCTTGAAAAATTTGTTTAAGTGTAACAACAGGCCGACCACTACGATAGATAGGCATAGTAATAAAACTACCATCTAAAAGATTTTCTACTGCCAGTTGCTGTCCCAATTTACGGTTATAACGATCTTTTACATTGCAGTAACTAACTGCAACTCGTGCAAAGTCACCAGTTGGATAACCAACACCATCATGTCGGATAGGTTGATATGCAATAGTGCAGCCACCATAAGGGTAGTCTTTGTTAAACAAATGCACAATGCGAATATGGTATTCGTCGATCAGATCTTTAATCTCTTGTTGATTACTCACGATTTTTTATGAAAGTTGGTGGTTTCTATAGGATTCGAACCTATGACCTTTGCCGTGTAAAGGCAACACTCTACCGCTGAGTTAAGAAACCTTGGTTAAACTACGCACTAAACAGTTATTTAGTACGGCTACTTTTTCTTGTTCTGTGTATTGCAACCACTTTGCTATTTCTTCTAGTGTTCTGTAACAGCCTGTGCAGATATAGCTATTTGGGTCGACCTTGCATACTTTAATGCACGGACTGTTTACCATAGCAATTAAGTTTTTGCTTTTTGTACTACATTTCCTGCAATATAACCACCTACAACACCAAGTGTAATTGTGGTATATGCACCCACATCTAGTTTGCCAAAGTATAGCAGTGCAGATGCACCAATTTGTGTTAGCAAACACAAAACAAACTTACGTCCACCTATTTTATCCCAAAAACTACTCGTTGTTGGTTCTATCTCCATGTTCTACCTCTACGATTTTATAATGTAAGAATCCCCAAGAATCTAAAGTCCAGACTATAAAAGTATTTGGACTAAAATCTTTAATATAGTTAGTTGTATCCATACTGTACTTGGCACGAGGCACAGGATTCGAACCTGCGACCATTGGATTAGAAATCCAATGCTCTATCCAGCTGAGCTAGCCTCGTAGTTATTGGTCTGAGTGGCAGGATTCGAACCTGCGGCCTCCTGCTCCCAAAGCAGACGCGATACCGGACTACGCTACACTCAGTCTATTGATTCTATTTTTGTTGCAAGTTTAATGCATGCACAGGCCCTAAGGCTTCACCATAATACTCTACTGTAGCGCTAGTAGGATTAGTTACGGCCTCATTCCATATCTGGATATTGTATACTACAGCACCAGTATCACCTGCCTGAAATCCGTGCAAAAATGGTGGAAATGTTATAGAAGAAACGTTGTAATTTGAAGTATTCTCAAAAGTACTAGAAACTTCTACAAAATTATCTTTTCTGTATACTTTTAATTTACCTGCTAAAATTATCATTTGATTAGCAAATGGATGACTATGAGCAGTAATTTTTGGAGTATTTGGATGCATTAAATAATGCTCTATAACAACATTATCTTTTACATACGCTAGATATGAAGTTGTTATATCTGATACAAACACTCTATTATTTGGAATAGAATTAAATGGCATATGTACAAAGCCAGAATCTATAAATTCTTGTATAATTTCTAGGGCTTTTTGTACAGACTCATTACTTATTTTTTGAACTTGTTGCATAATAAGTATTTCCAGTATTGATGCCCATTTATTCTGTTACGAGGAAAATGGGCTAAAACCCTAGGCTAGCTTAAGCTGCCAATGCGTAAACTTCGTCGTTTGCGTTTACTTGTTTTGCTTCTACGGCCAGGTAGTCCTAACCCTAACGGCTTCTGCATTGCCGAGTTGTCTGCGTCGCTACTATTTGCCCAATCGAAACCGTGACTGGCCCATCATAAACACACCAAGTTAGAAGAATATAGTTCGAACACTCAACTTCTTGTTCTCAATGTGTTTATGGTGGACCAGGTGGGAGTCGAACCCACGTCCTGAACACTGTTCCCTCAACTTCATACAACCATAACACAAAGCACTTTAGCTAGCCATGGAGCCTGTGTGCACCCAGTGGGGTTTTAACCCAAAAGTGCTTTGTGTTATGATTTTTGAGCAAGGATTCGAACCTTAATCTGTGTATTGTCTACCTGTGTGTCCCACCACACCGACCCAAAAATATGGCAGAGAGCGCCTATCTCTCTCACACGCTAAAACCAAGCACTAACGCTGTTGCCTCGAATACCGTTACAGGTGCGACCAATCCTAGTCACCACTTTAGCGTTTTATAGGTTCAGCAAGTTGGCATCTTGCAGTTTGCCATAGTTTAGTACAAAACTTGCACTAAACTATGGCAGCAGTCCCTAAACTGCTTTCATAGTGTCTTGTTACTATTGGACGACAGTCCGCAGGTCTAGAGTGTCCGTATGCGTAGTCCACCATCACTCGCATATTTTACTAACAGGGTTTCGCCTGTTACGCCAGTTTGAGGATAGCTAACTAGGGATTGTTAGCCATAGCCTTTGCGGGAACTATTCTTTGGTATATTTAGGATTTTCTGCTTCTAGCGCATCCCAAATTAAATTATGAATGGTTAAGTATCCTGATAGCTGTGCAGGTGCATATGCACCACCATCAAAGCCAAATACATCATATAGCACATAACGATAACTGCCACGCAGTTCAACGTCACCACGATACACACGACGCATAACAGCACAAAAACAATCTAGTTGCTGTTGCTTACTAAGTGAGTTCCAATACTCCTCACTTTGCACTTCTAGTTCGTCCCAATAGTCATTCATAATAATCTCATGGTGCCCCTGGACGGACTCGAACCGCCAACCTACTGATTACAAATCAGTTGCGCTACCAATTACGCTACAGAGGCAATATGGCGGAGAGTAAGAGATTCGAACTCTTGATCAGAGTTATAGCCCCGATGCCTTCTTAGCAGGAAGGTGCCTTCGACCAACTCGGCCAACTCTCCAGTTACATTTTTGCTGAGCCTACAGGCCAGTCAAAGCTTTCTACGCCCCACTCATCGTCGTCTGATTCTTCCACAGTTTCATAGTTAGGATCAAACTGTGCTTTAGCTTCCGAAAAGCCACGACGATAAGCAGCATCTACGTTTTCTTTTTCCGACCTAAAGCTAGCTTCAAACTGCGACCACAGTTTTTCAAACTTCATTTGGTAAAGAGTACTCAAACCAAGCAGTGCATTTTGGTAATCATCTTCCGACACCTTGGTATAGTCGCTGGCTTCAGCCACTGCTTTAATATCCTCAACCACACTCCAGCAGGTCATGATTTGCTGCTCAAAATCAAAACGATTAAACTTCACGATTTTCCTTTTAGTAAATAAAAAGCCCTAACTCTCTTGCTCTGACAGACTGGCTACTGTCCCTGGTGTAGGAAAAAACTGGTGGGCCCAACTGGACTTGAACCAGTGACCCCGGAATTATGAGTTCCACGCTCTAACCATCTGAGCTATAGGCCCGACTGAAATAATATTTTACAACGAAACAACTAGTTCAATCAAGTAAATAATTATGTGGGCAACAACGAGATTCAGTTGTTATTAAGTTTTTATCTGTGAACACGCACAGGCTCGAAACACCCATATTGAAACACACTCAACCCTCTCTCTTTTACACAGCAGACCGGAATGACCGGGGCTTGAACTGTTTATGCGATATCCTGTTTCGAACCAGGGAGGACCGAGCGCCACAGTGTAAGTGTGTTTCAATATGGTGCCCCGGGCCGGACTCGAACCGGCACGCCTTGCGGCGGAGGATTTTAAGTCCTCTACGTCTACCTATTCCATCACCGGGGCAGTGCGACACTGTATAAAGAATATTATACAGTGTTTTGATCGCATTTTCAAGAAAATTTTTTTAAACTTTTACTAGACCGCCTTCACCGTAACAAATGTAAACATTAGAAAAGTCTTGTAACATTTGTTCGTAGTCACGAACTGAGCAGTAGGGGCCATCTACAATCTTAAAGTCACTACCTTGATGCCACGCAATTAGTGCTTGTTTAGCAGTTTCGTATTTTCTACCATAAGCCGCAGTCAAGAAAAGTGGGCTAGTCACTTGTTTGATTGCTGTATATCGCAATTGTTTTCTCCCCAACAGAAATAATATTATAGCACAATGACCAAATGACTTCAAATCAAAATTTTCTGTTGTGAACTCACAAAAAGAAATAGGCCAGAAAACTCTGGCCTATTTGTTTAACTGTTACGAATCCAATCGGACACCAGTCGGTCTACATCGCCAACTGTTTGTGGATTGTGTTGCTCTACATATTTGCGTAAGCTGGGTTGAGCAGTAAACCAAGCATAAATTAGCGCCAATAACATATTAGTCTCGTTTACTAACGAAACCGTACAATTCTTGCGCTTTCTTTAAAATGTCACTAAAGTCGTACATTTTAGGAGCATACTTTTGCCACTCAGTAACGGCAGCTTGATTAGTACGCACTAGTTCATCAAATGTTTCACGAGCAAAGTCCACACTAACAGCATATTGCTGTTGAAGGTATTCTTGTGCAAGTTCCAACATCCGGGTACGAATTTCAAAAGGTGATTTAGTAGTCATAATGTGTGAGTGTGTTAAGGTGCTTGATGACGTTGCAATTTTGCTACCAAGTCATCAAGCTCGCTTGGCAACAAATACATTTCAAAAATAGTGTTAGCGGCATTATCACCAACATTATTTAGTGCTTCACTAGTAAAACTTACACGAGTATAAGTGCCAAGCTGATTGGTAGTAACCCACACCTTGCGATTAACATTTGAGATTATAAGTTGTGTATTATCAGTAGCTTTCATACCCATTCCTTTAAGTTTTAGGTTTAGTTTCTTTAGTTGGCTTTTTTGGTTTGTTTTGCTGTGCGTGAATAGCACGTTCAGCAGCTTCGCAAGCACTTAGTGTATCAAACTGGCAACGGCCACTTTCGCCATACTTGTACTTGCCATTAGAACATTTATAACAAGGCATAGTTAATCTAAACTAGGAATTTTTGTTAGTGTTTTGGTTTTATGACCAACAATGGTATCTGTTGGACGATATTTACCATCTTGTTCACGATAAACACGAATAAGTGCACCGGGGTCTTCAGGTGTACCAGTAATAGTAAAACTGCTATTAGGCACTGGCTCGCTGCCACTAGTAATTACTTTTGTTACTTTGCCACGAGCAGTACCACCACTAGAGTTCCAGCTAACACTGTCTCCGCGTCGAACATTCTTGGCTTTTAATGTGATGGCATCTAGTGCCCTAAACAGCGCATCGTAGTTTAGTTGCATAGGTTACTCCTTGAATTTAGTAATATTATACTATAAATGCCAGCCCTATGCAACTGTAAATTTACTCTGGTTTAGGGTCTGCCTGTTTTTGTGGCTTTTGTGTGGTAACTAGCTCTGAGTCAATCATGATCTTTTTAATTGCAGATCTATGCTCACTATCATTAATACCAGCCAAAAGTGTTTTTAGCTGCTTGCTCATGCGATAAGTTTTATCAGGAATGTTTTTCATATAGATTAATGAGTGGTAGAAGGGGTGGGAATCGAACCCACATTACTCCGCCTTATCTAGACGGTGCTCTACGAGTTTATAAGGCTCGCCCTTAGGCCAATATTAGCAACCCTTCCACTATTGTTTGTTTTGCTCAGATTCTTGTACTCGTTGCTCTATGCGCCACTTAGCCCACCTAACACGATATTCAAAACTTAGTGGTTGCTGTTCGTGACACACTAAACTACTTTGTGGAAATGTATTTTCTAGTTCTGCTATTACTTCATCAGCAGTCATTGTAGTTCTACTGGTTCGTAATCTTCTTTGCCTACTCCACAATCAGGGCACATAAATGTGTCGTCTAGCTCTGACCAAGGGCCATCAACAGCCTCATCGTGAATGTGTCCACAAATTACGCATGAATAAGTCATACCAAGCTCCTTAATTTTTCCGCGTATTTATCAGCGTGATGCTTTTCAACGCGTTTTAGTGCATTAAAACGTTTTTCAGCTAATGTTAACATACTCTTAAACTGTTCGGCATGTACTTTGCTCTCACTAGCTTGCTCTAGTGCTTCTTGTTGCGCTTGTGTATCGCCCTCTGCTTTTGCAATAGCTGCAAAATGTGGATACATTTCAGTGTATTCATATGTTTCGCCAGCAATAGCCAGTTCCAAACACTCCTTTACACTAGGCTTGCCAATTAAGAGTTCTAGATGGCTCCAAGCATGCAGTAGTTCTTGTTTTGCTGTATCACGAAAATGTTGAGCAATTTCAGGATAGCCTTGCTCATCACTTAATTTAGCAAAGTAAAGATATTTTGCATGTGCTGAACTTTCTCCAGCAAAAGCACTTTCTAGGTTTTTACGAGTATGTTTCATATTTTATTTATGTGTGATCGTGTAAAAAACGAGCTACCAACTCTTTGTGTAGTGTTTCTTTAAACACTTCTCTAGCCTGCACAAATAGTTGATAACCATGTGAGTTAAAACTTGCTGCTGCACTTGCCATATCATCGGCTAGAGACAATAGTAGTGCTTCTTTTTCAGCAACGTGTATTTTGTCTTTGTGTATCATAGCTACACCTTATACCACGTTCCAGTTTGTTCCGCGGAAAACTAAGGTTACACTACCATCACTAGCTGCTAATATAGAGTAATTGATGGTGTTTTCAATAGTTTCGGCTCCATCAGGAACAATTAATACGTTGCTAGTTTGGCCAGCTTCAGCTTTTATTACTAAGATTCTGCCGTCTGTGCCAGCCGGAAGATCAATTTGTACATCAACACCAGTACCTACAACTCCAATATAATAATCTGTTGCAGTTACTGAATAAGGACTTGCAGCATTGTTAACTAAAACAGTACTTACAACGCCCTCGCTAACAGAAATAACGCCATTTGTAACGTCTATTCCCGTGCCTACTTTTACCACACCATATTGTGTGGTTGAACTAATTGGAGAATTATATGCCATTTTATTATTATCCTTATATCGGCATTTTTATATTATGCTATAGTTTTCCAATTGGTTCCGTCGTATGTTAGCAACACGTGAGAGAACTTATTGTTTAGTATAGCAAATGTAGCACCATCAATTGTTTTACCTGGTGCGGTAATTGTTATTGGATTGCTTTTTGAATTACCAGAAAAATCTTTTATATAAAAAGATTTCCCACTATTGCCGCTTCCAGCAAATGCTGGCAGCACTATAGAGCTAGCACTTGCAACATTAGAAAATATAATCTGATCGCTAACATTAACGATGTAAGGTGTTGTAGTTACTAGAGTAGTTGTATAGTTAATAGACATTTAGCTTATCCTTGTTAATGTAACTTTTGCAGAATAGCCGCTAGGTCTAACTGGTCCAACAAGAGGAGCCAGTGCAGTTAAACTTGTTGTTGTATCTGCACTACTCCAACACATCTGTATGTTATCTCCAGCCGTCATGTCTAGGGTATAGTTTCCGCTAATAAATACGGCGGATAAGTTGTTGGTAAGTGGTAGTTCTTGACTACTACCAACTAAGTTTACACCGTTTTTACGTAACCATAAACTTATAACCGCGGTACCACCAGCAGTTTTGTTTGTGATAATGGTAAATATTTGTGTATAAGTACCAGTATTAGCAACAACAATACTGTTGCCTCCGCTAATACTAACACCGTTTGCAGGACCTAGAGTGTCATAAGTAACTATGTTAACAGCATTTGCAACTGGGTTAGTTTGAGTTGTAACACTGGTTGCAAAACCATAATTATTTGCAATAGCTGCGCTTATAACACCATTTGTTTCTGTAATACCGCTTCCAACTTTTACTACCCCGTACTTTGTTGTACTTGCTATGTTTTGATTGTAGCTCATACAACATTCCACTCAATACCGTTATAAACTAATCCAATGCTACCCCAGTCCAAGTCTATTATGTAATTTGGTAATCCATCTATAGAGGAACCTGTTGTATTTATAGTAATAGGATTTGTATTAGCATCTCCTACTGAATCTTTTACAACAAAAACCTTACCCAAAGTACCGGCTGGAAGTGTAACTGTTGTTGCGCCATTAAATATAACTCCTAAAAAGTACTCGTCTGCAGTGGCAGTATATGTAGCTTCATCTATTAAAGTAACAGCTACATCAGCCAAAGAACCTGGTGGTCCTTGTGGTCCTACAGGTCCTTCTGGTCCAACTGGCCCTGGTGGGCCTGCTGGTCCTGCTGGTCCCGGTGGGCCGGGTATTCCTGGTATTCCTGGTGCATAGTTAATAAAAAGGTCATTATCTTCAGGAACTACTGGTGGCACTACAGGACATATAACAGGCGGAGGTATTACATACCAATTAAATGGTGGTAATAAGTGTTGCCGCTGATTCTTCATTAGATAGTCCTTATAAAATCGCCCCAGTATCTTTTGAATACTGGGGCCATCAATTAGTTAGAGATTATCTAATGTTTGTGTTTGTGTTTGCTGGGTTAGCGGTTAGTGTGCCGCTGCCAACATTGATTGCTTCATTTGTACTACGAATGCTCTGTGATAGACCCCATAGCACATTGTAGAGTTGCCCCCACTGAGCTTGCTGCTGTTGTTGCTGTTGCATTTGGTTGATGTTATTAGTTGTAGTAACTTCAACACCACGAGTAACTGCACCAGTATCTAACTTGGCTTGTAGTGCAATAATTGCTGCATTAGCATCAGAGAGTTGACGGTTTAGGGTAGCTTCGTATTGGCTAGTAATTAGAGCACGAGTTTTATCGCCATCTGTAGTAATATCTTTAGCTAGCTCATAACGGTTTTCCATTATGGAACGCTCAACGCCATTTAGTTGTTGTGCTAAAACCATTGTGCCAGCATTAACAGCTTCTTTTGTGCCATCAACACGACTAGCTAAAGAGCTTGCTACGTTATTAAGTTGGCTGGTAAGACCAATTGTTTGGTTAGCTTGGCTGGCTTCCATTGCAGCAGTGCTTACTGCTACCGACTTATCAACAGCACCAATAGCTGCCATTAAGTCCATATTGGCTTGTGTTTGCTCAGGAGGGCTGCGTAAGACAGCTCCGGCAGCTGCAACGTCGCCGTTGCCGCCAAATAGATTTCCATTGTTGCGAAGTAAGCTGCCTAAGATAAGGCCGCCAATAAGGCCGCCTCCACCGCCAAAAAGCCCGTCGCCGCCGCTCATCATCATGCCTGCTGGTGTAATACTTTCTGCCATTTTATTCTCCTGTTGTTATTGTTATTGTGGAGTAGTAAAAAGCAAACAATACCGGCAAGTATTGCTTGCCGACTGCACTAAGTTAGTGCAGGTTTCTGAATAATTAATTCAAACTGATCTAGTGTTAGCAATTCATCAGTTTTACTTAAATCTTTTAAGTTTTCTATAATGTAACCTAAGTGTTCTTCTGTTGTTTCAGGCTTTCTAACATGCTCAAAAAGCTTGTGTAACAGTCTAGGACTTAGTTCGATTTCATAAATCTTATACTTCGCCATCAGCAAACTCCTTTACAGGTAAGTCTACTGTTACTGTACGAGACTCTGGCACTATCTTTAAGTAGTGTGCCATTGTTAGTGTATATCCGTGATTGGTTAAACCAATTGCTCTTTCAGTGATCCAATGTAAATCTTCATCACTAAAACTATCTTCACGAGCATACTCTAACAGTTTCAAGAACAGTGGTACATTTATGTGCAACACGTCATGTTCATTATAGTTATATTCTGGGTACATATGCATCTCCGTGCATTTAATTAATGCTGAATTCGTCTCAGCTACGTTTAAGGCTTTGCCATAAATTGGTGGACCGCTGGAGGATCGAACTCCAACTTAAGCCGTGCAAAGGCCTCGTGCTCCCATTATCACTAGCAGCCCATTTAAATAGTAAGAGTACCGCTGTCTGTTTAAAGGCAAGTTAGCCTCCTTAATCACTAAGAACAGCACCACTGTTACAAATTAAGGTTGGATATTACCGTAGCGGTCTGGCGGCTGGTTAAGCACCTTTGCTCTCAGACTCTTACTGTTTAACTATACTTTAGGAATCAATGGATTGCTAAAGTATAGCCCCTGTTCTTTGCAGGGTCGGGAATCGCAGCCCTCAGTGCTTTCAACACACCTATGCCACCCGTTTGAACTATACTGGTTTTTTAGTAAACCAACTCACTGTATGACGGAAACCGGAGACTATGGCCAGTAGTCGTGGCTAGCTGTTTCTCATCAAACAGTGGACAGTGATACTCGATCAGGTATCTACCGTCAAAACGATCAAGCACCTCGCAAGGTACCCAATACGCATTTCGCCATCCAGGAATGCTATAATATACTGTTGGCATATTAAACTCCAAAAATTGTGGTGCGCAAGGAGAGACTCGAACTCTCACGCCTTGCGGCACTGGCTTCTAAGACCAGCGTGGCTACCATTACACCACTCGCGCACAGTGTTCTTTGTATTGTCTGATAGCTTCAGCATCTAAACTGCAATACTGACGAAACTTGTCTACACTAACCGTTTCCGAAAACTTTTTAGCAAGTTGATACTGTTGTTCTACAATATCAAGACCCAAGCACTCGTATCGGCTAACAAATGCACCGATCAAAAATTCTTTAGTGTAACCAGACATGATTTCTCCAGTTGATAAATAATATTATAGCATGGGAGACAATACAAGTCAAATGTAAATTTTTTGTGTCATAATTTCGACAAACAAATGTTTTAATCTAACAACTTACATCTAATCGTCTCTTGTAGTTCGGGATGCATATATTGATATGCGTCATCCAAGTCCCATACTACACTTTTGGGTAGTATTACACCGTTCCAGTAGTGCGTATGTTCGTACAATACTCTAGCACTAAAAAAGCTGGTATTATCTACAAAAACAATCTTTGAGGCCCAACTAACCAAGTTTGCACTAATACGAATTACGCTATAAGGCTCTGTACCACAGCTGCGACAATTAACATTAAGTTGTTGCTGTGTAACACGTGCACAAGTAGCACTACGAAGTACTCCACCGTTATCCACAAAAAGCCATCGTGGAATATCTCCTTCGTAAGGAGTGGCATATGCAGCTGTTAGATGATAAAGGGGATCTTCTACAACAGGTTTATAATCTGTAAATGTTTGCGCTAGTTTCATTCTAAAAAGCTCTTAACTGAAAGGTTCTTTTGCTTGGCTTCGCACATAATGTCAAACTGGGGCCTAAAGCTGGCAGCCCAATTATTACATGCTCGATTCCAGTAATATTCACTGTGTGCACGTAGTTTGGTACTGGTAAAGCCTTGAGACTTTAGTTCACTTAGATTAGGCAGTGTTTCTGGGTCATGATCTACTACACAATCTTCACGAGATACTGAATAGTGTATTACAGGTCTAACACCTCGCCAAGATTCAATAATTTGTTGAACTCGAGCATCATCTGGTTTGATATACTCGCCTGTTGCAATCCAGTGATGATGAATGTCTAGCACTAGTGCACAGTCTTTGGCCAGCTCTAAGCTATGTTCAACATGCCAAGTATACTCAGCATTTTCAATAGTTAAACAGTTTCGTGCTTCACTACTAAGTTTGCGTAATGCTTCACGAATACCTTGTGGGCCTCGCTTACCGCCGATATGCACATTGCATTTAAAGTCTTGAAATTGTCGACCAAAACCCATGTAACGAATAATGTCACAGTGATACTCAAACTCTACCACACTGCGTTCAACAATTTCTGGGTTTTCACTAGCCAATACACAGAACTGACCGGGATGAAAACTAAGACGAATGTCATGCTTGCGAGCATATTCACCACAGCGACTAAGATTACGCTCTAGCCAGTTAACGGTATCTTGCGTAAAATAAAATGCCAGCCAATCATCATGTGTGTAGGCTGGCAGTAAGTCGCTGCTGATACGAAACATACGTTGTTCACGTGGCAGTTTTGCAACAAATTCTAGTTGTTTTTGCAGTGCTTGTACATTTGATTGTGTTAAGTCCCACAGTCGCTTTTCAGCAACTGCGCGAGTTTGTGAACTAAGCCACTTAATTGTAGTAGACTTTTGATTGCAACTTGCTAGGGCTTTGTCATGCGATTCTTGTACTTTGCACGCAAAGCCTACACGTTGTACTGTTTGGTCGAACATTGGTTTCTCTGTTATAACACAAACAACATTATCTCATGTTTAAATTAAATATTCAAGACAATAATTACATTCCTTCTAGATGGCGACAGTAATTACAAATAGGATTGTCGTCCAAATCTAGGATTAATTTGTTTGTCCATATATCACAGTGAGTGCATTGATGCAAATTAATTTTATAGCTATCAACACTATCATAATCAATGCCTAACGCATCGCAAGCATCATATAAACTGTGACGAGTATTAAGTAAATATTGTGTAAGACGTTTATACATCTGATTTATATCGGTCATCCAAATGAGGATGCGTTTTCTCCAATTCAATTAAAAACATAAGACAACAAGCTGCATGAGCTAAGTGACTAATTCCAGTTTCTGAATCAACTGATTCACCGCTGTTCCAGGCTAACAAATGCCGCATAGCAGCACTGTAAGGACGACTCCAAGCAAAACCACTACGCCAGTTATGGGCACTATATTTTTGTGCACCAAACTGCAGTACTCGGGCCATTTGCTCTAGTGAGTAAGTACTCAATAAATGCATTGGCAGTTTGTCTTGATCATATTTAATTGCGCCTAGTTTTTCAGTTAGTTGTTCAGTCATTTGTTTAAAAGCAGTTTCAAAGTTGTAGTGCATAAAAGAGGTGGGCCGCCGAAGCGGCCCGGCTAGATGACTAGCAATTGTGGAAACTGTACATGCACAGAATTACACCACGGCATTAAGCAGTATAATACAAGAGCATATTCTCATATTTCATAACTTAATTAATGTCGATTTGGGTTGTTTCTTGCCTCAGGGCGGTTAGCGGCCAAACGCGAAACTCCGCTAAAACATTATTATAACAGGAATGGGTTACAGAATCAACTGCCTTTTTTCGGCCGTAATAGTGCGGCAACATTCTTTGCATAAACAGTTTCTGATAGTATATGTGTTGGCACATCGCTGTAATCAACTGGCACGCCTAAGTAACGGCAACGTTCAACATAAGCAGGCAATAATTTGTTTATTACTAGTTGCTCTAGTTGCTGTGTGTAGCCGTCTGGATCACTAAAAATTTTCATAATACAAATTCCTGGGGTTTTACACATTATATCATGGGTACTCAAATCATACAACAGCGAATTTTTTGTGCTTTGGCGCTGTGCCACAAAAAATTCACTGTTGACAGTTTGCGTAAAAAGTACTATACTATATTTTTAACAATTTTGTCTCAAAATGTACACCTACTATTCATGTTACAGGAAAAACGCTAAACAGTCAAACACTGCGAGTGTGGCTGTAAAAACAGCCATAGTAACAGTATTGTTTAGTATTTCCACGCAAGTTTTTGCGCCTGAACCTGTTCGTGGCACAGTATACCAACTAACACAAAAAGATACACACTGTTTAGTTCGCAACGTGTACTACGAAAGTGCAAATCAACCAATTGAGGGTCAGGCTGCTGTTCTTCAAACTACACTTAACCGTGCATTTGCTAACCGTGAAAGTATCTGTAAAACAGTATACAAACAATTGGTAAACGGTGTGTGTCAGTTTTCTTGGACTTGTCAAACACCAAAATATATACCTCCACTAAAGTATAAACAAACACATGACTTTGTAACAGACTATGTATCTGGCAGATACCCACACTGGCAAGAAAAGTATAAAGACACAAAGTACTTTCATGCAACATACATCAATCCCGGCTGGAAACGCAAAGTAGTTGACAAAGTTGGACAACACGTTTTTTATGAATAAACCTACAGTAAATGGAACCAACGGCATTAGAGTGGCCGTGCTAGCAGATAGTGTTAATAGTCAAGGTAACAGACTAACCACACTAGAAATTGAATATCCTAGATTTATCTTAAGTGAACTAAACACTCACCGTATGCTAAGCAAGAACAGTGCGTCTAGTCGTGCTATTCCACTGCAAAAAATGCATGAGCATATTCGTGAAAATCCCGCAATGCCAGTTAACTGGGGTCGTAATCGTAGCGGCATGCAAGCCACAGAAGAATTGCGAACCACAGAACGTAAAGCGGCTGAGGGTGTATGGCTAGCAGCGCGCGATCAAATGTTGTCACACAGCAACATCTTAAGTCAAATTGGCTTACACAAACAAGTTGCTAACCGTATCACAGAACCTTGGATGATGATGAAAACGGTTATTAGTGGTACAGAGTGGTCAAACTTTTTATGGCTGCGGGACCATGAAGACGCACAACCTGAGTTTGCACACTTAGCATTTTTAATTCGTTGTGCGCTAGAAACCAGTGAGCCACAACTGTTATACCCCGGTGAGTGGCACACACCATATGTTGAAACAGAACGTCGTGGTGGTACACTGCAATATTATACGCAACACAATGATTGTTTAACGCCTGAACAAGCATTAATCATCAGCGCTAGCTGTTGTGCTCAAGTAAGTTATCGCCGTAATGATGAAACACTAGAAAAAGCGCAACAAATTTTTGACCGATTAATTAATAGTGAGCCAGTACATGCTAGTCCGGTTGAACATCAAGCAACACCTGTTAGGCCAAACTTAACGTTTATTACACCAGAGACTTGGCCAGCGGGTGTTACACATCAGGACAGAACTGGCCGTTTATGGTCTGCTAACTTTTGTGGCTGGATTCAGCATCGCAAACAGTTGCCTAATGAATCGAGGTAGTATATGAATACAGTACTGTACACTAAAGATTTAGAACCAATTACAGTTCTAAATATGCCAGTATGGGTACAAGAAGAAATTGAAAAACATGGGGCAGGCCGCATTGCTGTTCGCGGCCCCAAAGATGGTGAAGAAATGGAAGATATGCCTACCATGTTAATTGAAGTTGAAAAGCTGCAAACAAAAACTGGAGATACTGCTAGATTCTTTACTACTAAAGATGAAGAACTAGCACTTAGTATTGTGCCACAATGGTTGCCCGGTCAACTGGCAATGTATCAGTACATGCAAAAAATTATTAAGCGACAAAAGCAACTGTTAGACAAACTAGGCGAATAATTAGTCTCTTGATTGTTTTTGTGTAAACACTTATAATATATTTTTATTCGATAAACAAACACCATGACTAAGCAGTGTGTTGTATGTGCTGATGAGTATTCTTATGTTAGATATCGGTTGGGCTACCACACCTGTCTAAGTTGTGGCGAACAGGCTGCTCGACAGCGTAAGCATTGCATTGTGCCTATGCACAAGAGCAATTATGTGCCCGTTACTAATCTTGATGACCTTAAAGGTATTAACAATAAAGGTGGATTTTTCCGATGAAGCTGCGTCCACAAGCACTTAGTCGTAGCCAACTTAAAACTTGGCTGCGTAAATATGGGTACAAACCACACGGCAAAAACTGCTGGCGGCACTGTTGGCGGTATGGTGTGTTTCGTAAAGCTAACAGGCTGTACCGCTTTCGTGACTGTGGTCGTATTGTAGACGTAAGTGGACCACTAGAAACTTTTGATCGTTGGGCCAATAGTTCGGAATATCGTGCAGTGCCACAACAACTTTTTATTGCAGGAACTTACTGTGTATTCGTTTAACTTTTCGGGCTATAGATTTCAAATGGGCAGCTTTGCATGTCCTGAGCAGTATGATGTGTACTGGAATGGTGTTGTAATGGCATATGTTAGATTGCGTCATGGTACACTTCGAGTACATGTGCCGGACTTTCCTGGTAAAGTAATTTTTGAAACTACTCAGGTTGAGGGTGACGGTTGCTTTACTTGCAGTGAGCGGCCGCAACAGCTTAAGCGTGTTGTTGAGGCAATTGATAGTTACTACGCAAACAAACCTTATGAAGATCTAGCGCAATACGAACTTGCGTTTACGGAATAACCCAAGGGCTTTCAACCACAAAATTTTTGTGTTTGAAAGCCTTTTTTGTTTGTGTTATAATAGTTTTTGATTTGAAAAGGCACATTATGCACATCACACTTGAACTCAGCAAAAAGATTAGTGAAGTATTGCAGTCAATTGACTACAAAAAACTGGAACTCGTTACACACGCCACAGACTGGGAAATTTTTACAGATCAAGGACTAGTACTATACGACGAGCACTGGCTCAAACAAACTGCACACGAAACCCTGTACCGCTGTGTTGAACAATTTGTTGCAAAAAACTTACAGTCACATACAGTATATTCTACTGGTTGGTACTGTGTTTGTTCTCGTGAACTAGACATTGCGTATATAGGTGACGAACCTGAAGAAGAAATTATAACTGTTAACATTCGTTTTGTAGTAGAAGATTGCGAAAGCTGAAATAACTATGATTAATACACTTTTGACTGAAGCAACCGAACTGCACCCTAATAACTCTAGTTTTATTGTGCTTAACGAACATGCATTAACAGACTTTGCTCGTCGTGTTGCAGTAGAGTCAGCATACGTTGCTAGCACGACCGGATTAGAAGGCCTTTTTCTTTATAATGCTATTCTCAAACACTTGGATATTGCAGAATGAACCCAACACTTAAAAACTTACTTGAACAAACTGGCTTTGTATTCTGGTCGGACTATGAAGCAGACCACAAAAATTCGGACAACATTGATTGGGCCAATGACTACGATAGTGAACTAGAAGATTTTGTGTATGCACTGGTAGAAAAAATTTGTGAAACTGTGGAAACCAGCAATCAAAGTAATTTTGATCTAGCAGACACACTTCGTGAAAGATACTTGCCATGACACCTGAAGTTTATCAAGCACGTTGCGATGCATTACTGCAAGCACTGCTAGGTCGACGTGATGTTGTGTCATTGTGGTGGCAAAGTGCTAATGCACACTGGCAAATGCGTACACCATCAGAAGTTTTTGCAGAAGATCCTGAAACGGTATACCACTACTTGTTAAACTTTTATGACCGCTAATTACGAATACTACCAATACCACTATCAGCCTGTACAGTATAACACAAACCTAACACTAGGCGATTGGGTATTGCACGCACTGCAGCTGCCAACAACACATCGTGCTACACTTAACCACTATTTACAACAGTACTATCAAGCAGGGTATAGTCAAGGGTTAAAAGATGCGGCCAAGTATTAACTACTCACTTAACTGGATGGGTCCCATCTCACTAGACTGGTATAAAACGCGTGGTTTTACTAAATCCATCACAGTGACGGTTGAGCCAGATAGTTGGTTGGTTAACTATAAAGGCTATCAAGCTGGCGATACGGTTACATTTGATGAAATAGTTACACGGTATAGCTGTGGTCGTATTGATGTGTGGGGTACTGGTCTTGAGTATGGACCGGAAATTGCAGTACCAGTTATGCGGCATGATAGCTGGTATCTGTTTGGCAATTGGCTACAAAACTTTTGTACAGACCATGTATACACACTTTGTGAACTGGTTACAGAATACGAGCAAACTAATCTTAAAATTTGTTGGTACAGAGATGAACATACTACCTAAAGACTGGCTTTACTTTGTGTCACTAGCATACAAACACTACGAACACCAATCACCAGAAGTTAAACAGTTCGTTACGTGGCTATACAAACAGTACGGCATTGTAGAACCAAGCGATAACAGTTAATCTTATAGCCCAAGGGGTTGTGACCACAATTATTTTGTGTTTGCAAGCCCTTGGGCTTTGTGTTATAATATTTCTTTGAGTTAATAAACGAAACAATGAACTACGAACCAGACCATTGGGTTATTGTAGAAATATCTGGAACAGAAACCGCCGTATATCACAGAATTTTAGCTGGTTGGTATGGTGGTTATGTAACTGGTGACAGTTGGCGAATTAGTAGCGGTATTGTAAAAATAACTGATTGTGACACACACTACCAAGTAGTTAATCACAGCGGCAGTATTTACCGTCTTCGCAAAGATTGTGAAGGCTTTAACTACTATATGCGAAATATTTATGAACAGCAGAAAAAACAGTGTGCCACACTTGAACTAGAATACTATAGACTGCTTGTTAGTGATGTGTTACACCTTTATGAGAACAAACATGACTAAAGCACAGTTTGAACAACTGCTAGAACAGCACGACATTATGTTTACAGGCGAAGCTGCTTATCGTGTAGCACAACTTGTTGTGTTACATGAACGTGATCGTTGTGTGCGTGCTTGTCGTGACTTACATGTGTACGGCAGTGATGCTATGCAGCGATTGCAAATTGCAACCATTGAAGACTGTGTATTGGCTATACAAGACGAAACTTATGAATGACCGAATCGCTAAACTGTACGATGAGTGTATTGTACTGGAAAATGGACAAGATTACGTGGCCGGCGAACTAGACGTTGCGAAGTTTGTGAACCTGGTAGAAAGTGAGGTTTTTCTTGAAGGTTACTATGCCGGACTCTCAGACTGTTTGCAAAATGGCTTGCAGTGGGCACTAAACTGGCTTGAAGATCAAGAAATTGATGAAAAATGAATGAAACACTAGAAAACTTGCTTTATCGTTCAGGCTTAACAGCACAAGGTGGCTGGGATGCGCTTGATGAATACCAGCGTGATTGTGTACTTAAACTTGTTGAACTAACGGTACATGACTGTGTTGACAAGATTGAAACTTATAGAATTCCTGTTGGCAACAGTAGACTGGGCGAATTAGCTTGTGAGTGGACTTATAGAGCACTTAAAGAAATTCGTGATGACATTTATACACATTTTGGAACTAAACATGCGTAACAGACACGGTGAAACATACAGTTTTGAACAGGTAGAACCCAACATTTATAAATATGTAGGCAATACCAGTTACTGCCGTATGGGTGCAGTTGAGGGTCAAGATGTTGTAGATCTCAACAACCTAGGCTTTTTTGATCCTAGTGGCGGGCCTTTTGTGGGTGTGGGCGGAATGTTGAATGGGCATGAAATTGTCAAGATCGCCAGTACTCAAGACGGTATTTTTATCACAACCCAACCTTAAAAAAATCCTCTAGTAGCTCCAAAGGTAGAGTCTGATTAAACATCAGGGTGTGGCAGGTTCGATTCCTGTCCTAGAGGTACTAAGAAAAATGAACGCAACAGAAATGCAAGGTTCACCCTGTCCAGAGTTCTGGATCTGGCTGCCACAAGCATACCACAACGGCGACGTTGGAATTCAAGCTAAGTTTACTAAATACAATATGGAAGTAGCATTTTTAGCTGGTAAACAATTTGCATTTAACCAGTTGGATATGCAAAAGCAAAATATTACAGAAAACATGAACGCACTACAAGCAGCAGCACAACAAGCACTGGCGGCATTGAAAAATAACAAACGAGTACATTACTATTGCGAGGACACTTGGTATTCGTGCCCAAAGCATGAAGAAGGGTGTGCTAACGAAAACGAAGGCGATGAATGTAATTGTGGTGCTGATGAAGTAAACAAGGTACTGGATGCGGCTATTGCAGATCTTGAAGCCGCGCTGGAGCAGCCAGAGCAGGAGCCGGTGGGCCAGTTGCAGGAAGAGGCATTTGGTCGCGGGCAAGTCCTGTGGTTTCACAAGCCTACTGACGGGACACCCCTCTACACCCACCCACCACGCCGTGCTTGGCAGACTCTGACTGATGCAGAGATTGTTAAACTAGCAGATGAGGTTGACGGTGAAGAACACGGTGTTGAACTCTTTGCCCGCGCCATTGAAGCCACATTACAGGAGCGGAACGCATGACTAACAATGAACCAGCGTTTCCTGTTGTTGGTCAGTGGTACGGTGATCGACTAGGCGGACAACTAACACACGGCATGACACTGCGCGATTACTTTGCGGCTAAAGCTATGCAGCCTTTAATTGAAAAATATAGCCACGACGGGGATGTGTCAAGAAACGCTTACAAAATCGCCGACGCCATGCTACAAGCGAGGGACCAATGACTAGAGTTCCAGACATGGTTTGCATTCCACATCAAATTCCTGCGTGCAGGGTGTGTGAAACTTATAGCAAGGTTGAGTATAAATTGAGTAAAAATAATCAACCAAAAGCTCTACAGCTTGCCAATCAGCTTGAGCAAGCCCCAGGATACTGCTTCAACAAGATGTATTGCGAATCCGCCGCCGAACTGCGCCGGTTGCATGAGTTGAATCAGGAGCTGCTGTGGTCGTTGCGTGCTGCTGCAAATTACATTGACACGCTTGGTGGCACTAGCAAATCTTACCGTAGCACTATTATTAAAGCAGAATAAACATGACACATAACGACATTATCAAACTGGCAAAGCAAGCTGGCTATGAGGCGGATATGTTTGGTATAGGCATTTGGGACTCGGCAGAGTTCAACAGTTTTGCACAACTAGTAGCGCAATATGAGCGTGAAGTGTGTGCCCAACTATGTGAAAGCATGGACGAACCCAATCTACAACTACGTTATGAGTATAAACGTGGTGCGCTAAACTGCGCTGATGCTATCAGAGCTAGGAGCAAGACATGACACATAGTGACATTATCAAACTAGCACAAGAGGCTGGACTATTGGTTTTGCTTGATGAGGATTGCTTTCAAAAAATGGGAACAAAGAATTTTGATGCTACCAAGAAAGTACTTGGACGCTTTGCCGCCCTCGTCGCCGCACACGAGCGTGAAGCGTGTGCTAAAGTATGTGAAGCCAGATACATGGGCGATAACAACCGCGAAGATATGGAGGCAAGGCGTTGTGCCGCCGCCATCAGAGCAAGGGGTCAAGCATGAACCAACTACCTAGTGGTTGGCGGTTTAGAACGAACTGGCGTGGTCAAATGATATTGCAACGCAGACACCGGGAATTAGGTGGCTATCCTGGCGACTGGATACTTGTGTGGCGAGATGCTACTGTTGAAGATTTACACGTGTTATTTAGTGAGTAACTATGAACCTAAAAAACTATCCTTATCCAGTACTAGAACTAGCCGCAAAAACTCAGAGATTAAGCTACTCACAAACACAAAGCTGGAACAGCTTACAACAACTGCCACAAGAGTATGCGTCTGCTATAATTTATCAACAAGCTGCCAGTGCTATTGCACGTGAGTTTGTAGAACATGTAACAAAACACATGTTAATTTCGCACAGAGATACACCCGTTGGACGTGTTACTGAGTTTGAAGCAGTTGCATTAAGCTATACAGAACTGGTGGAGCTACTATATCGTGCTTATGCTGAGGGTGAAACTAGTGGTATGAAAAGAACTAAATTTTATGTTAGAGATTGAAACATGATTAAACTTGTACCAGAAACCATTGTAGGCTATGACGAACTAGATCAGCCCGTATTTACCGTCACCAGTTACGACGACCAGGTGGCCACAGTAACACTGCATGATAGCTTGGTAAGCAAACACAGCTGGCCAGAACTTGCACAAGCCGTTCAGCGTGCACTTGAACAGTTATACCCAGATGAAACTTAAACAAACACTAATCGCCATAGACCAACTCATAAACGCCGTCCTAGGCGGTTGGGCTGATGAAACACTGTCAAGCAGAGCATGGCGGTTGAGGGTCAAGCGGCCTTGGGTATACCGTACTATTGATTGTCTATTCTTTTGGGATCCTAACCACTGTTACAACAGTTATCAGAGTGAAGTACAACGACGTCAACTACCACCACAATTTAGACTATGAAATTCAAAGCACGTAAACCAGGCTCTAACTGGATTCCTCCACATAAAATTGTTGAACGACTATGGCCGTTTCGTGATTGGGATGTTGTGGCAATTGAGGACTATCCACAAACACTACTAAAATGCCTAAGGCCTGTTAGCGTGGCACTAGAGTGGGTTCTAGACCGTGTACGACCACCACAGTTTAGGGTAAAACTTGATCACTGGGATACTTGGTCAATGGACTACACTCTAGCACAAATCATTCATCCCATGTTGATCCAGCTTAAGGACACTAAACAAGGATCGCCACATGTTGATGACGGTGATGTGCCTGAGCATCTTAAGAGTACTAGTGCACCGCCCAAAGAAAACGACTGGGACACTGATGCAAACTGGCATGATCGTTGGACTTATGTCGTAGACGAAATGATCTGGACATTCCAACAGCTAAAAACTCAGAATCATGATGAACAGTTTTATACTTATGATGCAGTGCCTGAGTCTGCTAGCTTTGAACAACAACTTAAGTCAGTACACTTAGACGAAGTAAGTTACAACGCTCACTATGCTCGTATCCAAAACGGCACCAGACTCTTTGGCAAATACTACCAATCACTGTGGGACTAACATGTTGACCAAAACCGAAAAAATTGACTACGATGCCAGTAACCCTCAACACCGCGAACTGTACTACCGTTTCGTCAAAAAACAGACTTGGCATACCACTCCCCCTTGGCGACTAAAACCACCTTACACCAATTTGCCACAGCAATTGCATTCGGAAACACTCAGTTACTACCTCCATCATGAGTTCGAAAACCACGGTAACTAACTATCTAGGTGTGTTTCAGCAACGACTGGACATGCAGCTAGCCAGACTTAAAGAACTGCTCAAAACACCGAAACGTCACCGTGACAAGCATAAGATTAAGCATGTAGTCAGAGAAGCTAAGTTTCTTAAAAAACTATTACGAGAACACCGTCCCAAAAATACATGCCCACACTGCCATCGAGAATTACCCAGCCCATAAAAAATTTACACTAGACAATTGCAAAAAAGTATGCTATAATTTAGTATAAATTCTAGAGATTTCAATACGGGTAATGTGTTCCGGTTTAATGTAAAAACACAATTTTGCGTCGCAGTAGCAGGAGGGGCCCCTCCGGGGAGGTTGCTTGCAGCTGCAGCAAATTAGTGTGCAGTTACATGTGAACATGAAAACACATTACCTTTAGTTGGGGCAAATTCTGCTTATTGCTTTTAAAAAAATTAACTGATGACTAAAAAATACTCGATTGACTCATTACCACATCAAGAACTTGTAAAGCTTTCCGACTCACAATTAACTGAGTGGTGTGATACTAATAATGTACACGCCCAACACACCTGGCTGTTGCCACAAATCGTGGCAAGGATGTCAAACTGGACACCACAACGAACTGAGGGTCGACTAGACCCATTTGAAACACTTAGACTGGGTTGCGTAACCACACTAGACCAACTGTGCTGGAGGCTAGCTAGACTGCCCAGAAGTGCGTTAATTAAGGGTCAGGTAGCCAATCCACAGTATTCACAACTGGTACCACTTATACTACTAGCATTCAAGCAACAGTTTGGGATCATGTATAGTAGTTGGCAAAACTCGCAGCGACTAGATTTAGTGTTAGAACCCAAACTGTATGAAATGGTGAACCTTAGTCTAGAGCAAAGGGAAGTTGTTAACGGTTTAGGGTCAGAACAACTACTAGAGCTTCGTGATCATGGTTTGTGGAACTCACGAACACAAAAGCTGAAAAGTGCTACTAGTACCTGGGCACTTAGTCGTGTTGCAGGTACTCCACTAGCCGGCTTACCTAAACTTACACAAACCATTTTAACCCAAATTTGGCTAGCACATCCCACAAAGCGTAACTCAAACATGATCCTAGATCCACTCAACTGGGATCGTATTCCACCTCCACTAGTTTCACCGGAACCTCTGCTCGAAACCACCACAACCACTACCACCGACACTTACAAACTGCCATGGCTGTAAAATATACCAAAGAAATCGTTGAAGAAATTGTTCGTGACTATGAAGCAGGCCGTCCAGTTGCAGAGATTGCACAACAGCTGGATGTACCTGAACGTAGTGTAATTGCTAAGTTGAGTTCGCTTGGAGTGTACAAGCGCAAGCAATATGTTAACAAAAATGGTGAAGCTCCTGTTAAAAAGGAGGTTTACATTGGTCGTATCGCTACACTGCTAGATGCCAACATTGAACTCTTAGACTCACTGGAAAAGGTAAACAAGCGAGTGCTTGTTATGCTTATGGAGGCACTGGAGTCGAAGTAGATGCGGCTTTTTGCAGCTTACCACAATCAGAATTTTACCCCTATAAATTCGCTCAAGGTGCCACAGGTTTAACAACCTGTGGCATTTTTTTTTGACCCTAAACTGCAACAAATCACAGTTTTGGGTGCCATGTGTCAAATTTTCCACAATTAAACACAATTATTGCAGTTTAGGGTCAAACAAACGAAATTAAGTACTTGACACTGACCCTAAACTGTGGTAGTCTGGGTTGGGTGACCAGTGTGTAGAATTTTCGTGGAGTTTTTGCACTGGCGCCGGTTTAGGGTCGAACGCAAGAATTTGCACTGGCGCAAAACACATGCACACACTAGTTTTTGCACTGGCGCAACATTAACGGATTCGTCAAGATTTTGCACTGGCGCAGCAGGCCAACCAGGTTAGTTAGTGCTTACTAACTGCACCAAGTTGGTGCACAGTGCACCAAAACAGTGCATGATTTGTGAGTGGCCGCTAACTTGTGGTCTATGTGGCGTTTTTGCAACGTCGCAAAAGTTTTACAAAAATTCCCTTGACACCACGGAATTTTATGTGATAAAATTGGCGCGTCAAGTGTTGCATTTTTGCAACATGTAAAAAGTGAGCGCTCACTTTCAAAAAGTTTTAAAAAAATGCCTGCATTGTTAATGCAGGCATTTAAAAGGGCTTTCGCCCCGTTAATTAAACCGGCTTTGAATTAGCCAGTGCGGTGAAAATCGCTTTAAGAGCCGATTTATTGGCTTTAGTAAGCGAATCAGTATCCGATTCACTCAATTGCAGAATCGCGCCAATTGCATCAGCGTGAGCGTCTTTTTTAACAGGCTTTTCGCCAGTTTTAGAAACATACTCTTTTTTCTTATAAACTCCCTCACGCGAGAGTTTAGCCACAATCGACCGAACCGATTTTCCCATGCGATCAGCGATAGATTCCACGGATTCACCGACCAGATAACCAGCGACGATATCTTGAGTTTGTTCCGGAGTGTAGTTCACAGTTTTAGTTGCAGCCATTTTCAAGCATCCTTTTTGGATTGTATCAGAAAACCCTTTCGGGCGGTTCAGGCTTTGCTTTGTGCTCTGCCCATGAAAAGAATTATACAGGAAAACCAACCGGCGGCCAACAACAAAATTTTATATGTATATAGCAAATGGTTATATGCACAAAAACAACAGATACAAAAAATTTACAATGTTCTGCTTGACACGGGCAAAATTATAATGATATAATTTTGGCGCGGTTTTTGCTGCACTGCAACATAGAATCCGAATAAAAAAGCCGGATTATCTCCGGCTTTTTGTTAATCAATATCCAATTCTGAATAATAAACGTTCGTTAACGCAAAACGCTTTTCCATCTTTTTAGCCAATCGCATAAAGTGTTTACCGTGAATTTCAGTTAAACCCTTTTCTGCCTGATAAGCGTGAATCAATTCATGGGCCAAAAGTGTATTAAATTCTCGGTCAAAATCTGAATTACTGCAAACATAAAAACGGATTATGTGACGTTTAACTTTGCCATTATCACGCATTTTAGGCCAGTATTCAGCATCATATTCAGACAATTTGCAGAATCTGAATTGTATATCAACCGGCTTTTTAAGTTTTAAAAAACTCACAAAATCGTTTAACAGATTAACGTCAATCATTTTTTACCCCAAATTTTAAAGTATAGCATAACATTTACAACCCCAAAATTAGCCACATAATTAAAAACTAAGGGCCAATCGTTTCGGTCAATAGTATATATCAACATGAAAACTTCTGCAAAAAACCAGCAAAGCAAAAATGCCCAGGATAATCCTGCGCTAGATTTATCCTGATAACATTTAACAGCCTGCGGTATTCCACATATTGCAAACAATGTGCTACCGATCCATGCGATTGCTTCCATTTTTAAATTACCCTTTCGATTGTGGCAGTTAAAAGAAAACGGTCATTATAATATACCGTTTCAAACCGCTTTGCACTTATTAAGTGCAAAGCGATAATCAGGCAAATATAGAATCTCATTTAGCCGTGAAATTATCTTTTACCTGAAACTTGCGCCAATCATAACGCACCACATTATCCTGCCATTTACGACGATTAACAATCTTTTGCAGGATAGGCAATTCAAAATCTCGCGCATCTTCTAATGCGGTATGCGGTTCAGTTTTAAATGAACCAGTAATAAAACCAGCGACACATTCGGCATTGGTTTTAAACGTCATGTTACCGTGTTCTGTCACACGATTAAATGCGTGATTATCAACGCAGAATTGACGATATTTTTTGGAATTGCAGATATTACCGACTGCGGCTTGCCACAAACAAAACTTACTATTAAACCCGGAAAGGTCAATACCAGTATTGGCACACTTGTCCGAATCAAACGCTAGATTGTATGCGGTAAGCATAGGATTATATTTTGCAACGGCTTGAATAAGCCAGCGATTAATAGCAGACACTGATGCCATAATACGATGGCCGGAATCCAGCATTTCATTATAACCCTGCCGCTTTTGCTCGGCATATTCACGCGACCATTCTGCGCGAGAATTGGGAATATAAAAAAGGGATTTAGAATCGAAATGATCTTTTACCAGTACGGCACACTGATTGAAAATTTCACCGTGACGATCAACGATAACGCAGGCAAAATCAGCCACAGTATCATCAATGGTAGTTTCGGTGTCAATAATCGCAAAATACTTTTTCATGGAAAACCTTATACCGGAAAACGCCGGATAGTCGCGTGTGGCAGTGCCGCCACAGAAAAGAGTATACACCCAATCCCAAGACTGTGCAAGCCAGGCATCATTGAATTTTTCTATCGCGCCCATAGAAAATTTCAATCGGCCAGGGTCTTGACAAACTCAAAATTTTATGGTAAAATTTTGGCGCCGTGGGTGTTGTAAAAAAACAACACCACAAAAAATTTACAATTTTTTCTTGACACGGCCGAATTTTATATGATAAAATTGGCGCCTCAATTGCCTAAAAAATAGGCAATTGAGTTTTTTAAATTGTCACAGTATCCTCAACCGTAAAAATTTCAATAGTACTATATCCCAAATCGTATTTTAGCAATTTGCGGTAATCTTCAAAGATTCTGTCATAATCACAATTTTCTGTGAGAATATCCAATTTGCCGGAATCGTCATCATAAAAACCCACAATGCAATAATTCATTTCAGTGTCCTTGAAAACTTGGGCAAAATACTGGTTTGATTTGCGGAAAACGATCACAAACTGCCATCAGATAATCACGATTATCCTCATAAAAAGCCCATTCCGCTTTTTGGAATTGTGGCAAGTTAAAAAACCGGGCCAATCCGTTTGATTTAAGGGTTTTACCGGATTGTGAATCATTAGGCTTGCGAGAGATAATATAATCAGGCCGACCCAAAACCGTATCAATAAAACGTGCATCTGGACGATTAATAACTCGCGCAGTGGCAATAATCACATAAGTATTAGGGCAAAGTAAATCGCGCTTATATTGATCGGCCAATGGCAAGAGTTTATCCTGCATTGCGCGATACTCATTAGCACGCCAGTATTCTAGATCAATACGTTCCGTGCCGTCCAGATTTTTGATTGTGCGATACCTGTGCAAACTGTCCACAATAGTACCGTCCATGTCGTACACTTGAACCCGTTTCATCGTTTGTTTTCCGTTGTTTGTTTCCATGAGAGAATTATACACGAGCCACACAATCCTGCAAGCAACAAAAAATTATTAGCACATGAAAAAAAGTTGCTTGAGATGCCTTGACACCAGCAAATTATATATGATATAATTTTGGCGCCGCAAGTGTGGTAAAAATACCACACTTGACCAGCAGGTTACAGTCTGCTAGGGTTAGGCTTGCAACGCCTTGAGAATTGCAGCCAATGCAGATTTATTGGCTTTTGTCAAACTTTCGGCATCACTTTCCGACAGTTGCAGGATTGCAGCGATCGCATCAGCCTGAACATCCTTGCTTACCGGACGCTCGCCATTTTTGCTAACGTACTCTTTCTTTTTGTACACGCCTTCGCGTGACAGTTTAGCCACAATCGAACGAACCGATTTGCCCATTTCCTGAGCAATAGATTCGACAGATTCACCGGCCTGATAATCAGCCACGATTTTCAGGGTTTGCTCTTGCGTGTAGTTTACGGTCTTTTCAGCCATTTGAAGCACCTTTTAGGTTATAACACAAATTCGATCAGCCCCGCGCCAACCGATAAAAACAATTATACAGAACAGAACCCAGTCGCGCAAGTGTGAAATGTAAAAGGTTTGTGTTGCTTACTTCCACAAAAAATTTACAATTGACGGCTTGACACCAGCAAATTATATATAGTATAATTTGGCGCCACAAATGCCTAAAAGTTAGGCATTTGTAACTTTAAAAATTCCAGTTTATGATCGCAATTGAATTTGCTACCAAAAAACTAGCCTGTAAAAATGCTAGGTTATATTGACGGAATCTAACGGCAGTTAAAAAAAGAATTATGCTGCTAACAAAAAACAGTGGAATTGCGCCGGTTGGCAGTTTGAATGCCAGCAAAAAACTGCCCACAATTCCAAAACTTACGCCAAAAATTTCCAAGAGTTTGTTCATTATACTTTATCCATTCTGTGATAGCGTTTCGGAGCCAGTCCATAGTTTAGCATGATTTTTTGCCAATTTTTACCGTGTCCGCATTTCTTTTCACTTTCACCGTACAGGTTAAAATCTACTTGATGGGCCAATTCATGCGGCACAATTTCATGCGACATAATTGTGAGATATTCCGGGCTATGCAGCCAAAAATTAATGCCAAATTCAATACGATTGCTTTGTTGAAAACACAATCCTGCGGTAACTTTTAGTCTGCCGTTTAGTTTAATTTCCGGCATTTCAAAATGAGATAGTTCAGGATACAGCAATACAAATTTTTGCCAGTGACGCTGGCAAATTGTCCTGACCGTGTTGGTCAGTTCTGTGCGCTGTGATTTTGTGAGAGCCATGAAAAGATTATAGCACAGTGCGACAGGCCAACAAGCAACAAAATTTCATTAGCATATAGCAAAAAGTTGCTTGCAGCCTGTTGACACCAGCAAATTTTATGTGATAAAATTGGCGCCCGGATTGCCTAAAAATTAGGCAACCTTACTTTTAAATGGTAATCTTTTGCGCTGGAAATTGGATTGAACCGTCATATTCTAATTGGTCGCGCTCATAACTGGTAAGATAATCGTCCTCATGCAAACTCCAATCAATAATCCATTCACGGAAATATTCATTGTCGCATTCAATTTGCGGTTTAGCACGCAAAATCAGGTTATGCAATGAAACATAATCGACACGCTGAACATTTTCAATCACATAATCGTTCCCGCCTTTAGCCTTCCAGTAAGGCTTATCGGCATCGCCATAGTTTTCCATTACTTGAGTTTCGATCACGATTTTCATATAAAACCCTTTTAGATATACTCTGACCCGCCGCCATAATCTTCATCAGTACCCCAGCCTGCGGATGCTAGTGCATCTGAATCATCATTATAGTCCGGTTCTGAATCACTGTCAAGCGGAGCGATTCCGCTTTCGATTGCTTCCATAACCCAAGACTCGGGAATGTCGAGCCATTTAGCAATCTCGGCCACAGTCATGCCATCTTCAATGCCATCACAGATATTCATTTCAAGATCAGTCATTTTACTTCCTCACAATTTCACGAACAAGGTACACGGAAATGTTATATTTTGCAACCAGTTGCATGATGGTCATGCCCAGTGCATAGTCACGCTCGATCAGGGGAACCGCTTGTTCTAGACTCATTTCATTTGCTCCGTTCAACATGGAAACAGTATAGCATACCGAGCACAGTGTACAAACGACTTTTTGTTATTAGCATATAGCAAAAAATTGCTTGCAGCCTGTTGACACGCACAAAAATCATATGATATAATTTGGCGCGTCAAGTGTGGTATTTTTACCACACTTGAATTTCATTTAATGAACCTGAACAGAATCCAACATTTTACCACGAAAATTGCAGCCACTACACCGGTGGCCACAATAATTTCACAATTAGTCATAGTATACCTCAGAGTTACGATCCAGCCATTCTACATATTCTTCCTGAATTGAGTCATACTCTTGCTCATGGAAACGCTCTTCCATTTGTCGCAGAACATCATCAGGAAAACCTTCTTCAGCATAACGCTCATCCAGCCATTCTGGCTGGGTTTCCGTCCAAGAATCAAACATAAACTCAAGATGGCTCAGCCATTTTTTGCTAGATTCGTCAGAGTAGCAAGGCTCTTCATAATCATAGCGTGAATCATAGTAATAACTTTCAGGGGTTTCGACGATCTTCATGTTTGCTTCCTTGTTTCAATGTGTCTATTATACAGGAACCAGTTGCTGTGTCAACAGGTTCCTGTGTCAACATTGTAAATTAATAGCGTGATTCTGCAAGTTCACGCAGTTCACGGTTAGCATCTTCCCTGTCCTGCTCAAAGCATTCTTCCAGAATCTTTTGGGTATCGTCAAAGAACCCATCATCATAGAAGTCCTCGCAGGTCACAGCACAATCAAAATCGTCAAACATCACAACCTCCTGTTAATGTATAAACATTATATCATGCAATCCTGGGCCATGCAAGCCCAGGATTTTTATTGTTACGCTGCGATCCACTCCTGCTCATCACGGAACAGCAAACCTTCTGAACCATCATATTCATCCATCACAAACTGCCTACCTTCACGCACCCACAGCACGCCCAGATCATCCATGTTGCCATCCCAACGATAGGTGTCCCACAGGTAGTCCGTCAGGGCATCCGTACCCAAACCGTTTTCCATGTTTTCCAGTGATGCAGCAACCACCGGGTCAAACATGGCTTGCATACGATACTCACGGTCAAGCCCTGTCGAGAAGCCACGACCGTAGTCGTTGGTCAGTACCACAGCCACAAAACCGTCACGCTTCAATTTGGCAACCATCACAATCTCCTGTTAACGTGTGAACAGTATAGCACAGCCATAGATTTGTGCAAGCATTTTTCGATTGTATTTTTCTATTGCGTTTTCGGGTTGATAGAAAAATACAATCACGAAAATACTTGACAACAGGGGGGTTATGGGACATAATGAATGATTGTGTGCTGATCACCCACACACACGTAAATCATGAAAAACAAAACCAAAACCCTCACGGTGCCATCACCCTAATAAAAAACACACTTGCCATACATGCATAACCATGTTATACTGTAAAAAATTTCTCGAGGAATACAATGCTGCCCCAAACCAATCCCGCCGAGGCACTGCAAATACAGCCAGAACAATTGGAAATAGCCAATTGTTATTTACAATGTGGAAGTGTGGCCGAAACTGCCGACAATCTACAACTGTCACCCGAAACCGTAGCAAACACACTCCAGCTGCCACATGTCAGAGCGTACACAGCTCAGCTATTCATGGAAACTGGCTTTGCAAATCGTCACACTATCCGTCGCGCCATGGACGCTGTCATACGCCAAAAACTGCAAGAACTGCATGAGTCAGAAACTGGATCCAACAAAGACATTGCCGACCTACTGTTACTATCACATAAAATGTCTATGGATATTTTAGATCGCGAACTGCAACTGGCCAAACTGCAGCAGCAGGTAACTGAGAGTCAGGTCAAAACACAAACCAACATACAAATTAACGGTGGTTTAACAGACAACACACAGTATGCTAAACTAATTCAACAGTTACTGGAACGAGATGCTGGAGATAAGTAAACCTGATATACATGGCGACTACTTAATAAACTATTCAGCATCTAGTCGTTTTTTAAAGCTGCCAGTACAACCTTACCTAGAACTGCTCGGTATCTACGACTCGCTCAATCGCCCACAGTGTGCACTAATCAATGCAATTAACAGTCCACAGTATCGTTTTGTGGTAGCTGCACTAGCCAGACGATTAGGCAAAACTTATATAGCCAATGTGTGTGGTCAACTGGTCAACTTAATGCCTGGGTCGAATGTATTGATCATGAGCCCTAACTTTAGTTTAAGCTCTATTAGTTTTGAACTGCAACGACGACTAATCAATCACTTTGACCTAGAAGTTGCACGTGACAACTTAAAAGACCGATTAATTGAACTTTCAAATGGTTCAACTATTCGTATGGGTTCGATTTCAACTGTTGATAGTTGCGTTGGCCGATCGTATGATTTAATTATATTTGATGAAGCCGCACTTAGTTCGGCTGGCGAAGCTGCTTTTAATGTAGCATTACGACCCACACTAGACAAGCCCAACTCAAAGTGTGTGTTTATTTCAACTCCTCGTGGCCGATTAAACTGGTTTTCACAGTTTTATGATCGTGGTTGGAGTAGTCAGTTTCCTGAGTGGATCTCACTACGTGCAGACTATTCAGAAAATGCTAGAATGAGCGTTAGTGATGTTGAAGAAGCCAAACGTACCTTAAGTTCGGCTGAGTTTGAACAAGAGTATCGTGCCAGTTTTACAGTATTTCAAGGGCAAATATATTCGTTTGATCGTGAGCGTTCTGTTTCGGAACCACCACCCGACCTACGCGGTGAGTTTATAGCTGGCTGCGACCCTGGCTATCGTGATGCTACCGCTTATGTGGTGGTGTGTTATGAACCCAGTACAGATTGTTTTTGGGTAGTAGATGAATATGTTGAAAGTGGGGTGCCTACATCACAACATGCTAGTCATTTTCAAACACTTAATTCGCGCTGGGGTGTAGAAACTGTGTTTATTGATTCTGCAGCAGCACAATTTGCAGCTGACTTAGCTTATCAGTACAACCTAGCAACTACTCGTGCTCGCAAAGATGTACTACCAGGTATCGCCTACGTGCAAAACTTAATTGAAAATAACCGACTTCGTGTTGCACCCAACTGTACTCATACACTAGCCATGTTAGACCAATATCGTTGGGATACCGGCACTGCTCTACAGCGTGAAAGACCTGTACATGATTCTCACTCGCACATTGCTGACGCACTGCGTTACTGTTTGTATAGTTATACAGTCTAGGTAGCTAAAATTTTGTGTTGCGTGTTTGTTGCTGACCTGATATAATAGCTCTAGAATTGTGAAAAATCATGCAATATGGCAATTAATACTAATAAACGGATCCCTGTAAAATGGGTCCGTGACAAAGCAAAACGGGCTTACGAAAAGCAAGCGCATTGTTATGTGTGCGGTACCGCTAGCAATTTAGAGCTACATCACCTGCATTCTGTTACTTATTTACTAGATACCTGGGCTGCTGCTCATGGTTATGATATAAGTACTGATTCGGGGATCTTAGCTGTAAGAGATGAATTTATTCAAGAACATCATGCCGAGCTATATGAGCAGGTTTATACCTTATGTAACCCTCATCATGTAGCACTACATCAAGTTTACGGTAAAAGTCCAGCTCCTAGTTCAGTGCCAAAGCAAGCTCGTTGGATTGAGCGTCAGCGTGATAAACATAACGGTGTTGCAGCGGAAAAAAAGCCTGGTATTTCATTTTTTGGTGATTTACTATAAGGCAAAAACACCATGAGCATTGTAAAAAATATTGGCAGCTGGATGCGTGAAAAACTTAATCCAGCCCAGAGTCGTATTTATGTTGATACTGGCACAGATGTTTCAACATCAGCAAATTTAAACTATCAAAAAAGCTTTGACACACTAGATTCGGTCAATCGCGGAGTTAACTTAATTGTTAGTGCTTGCAGCGGTTTAGATTATGATATTCGTGACAGTGTGTCAGAACCAGTTTATGCTGGTATGCGTAAAAAGCAACTAAACACATTACTAAACTTTAGACCTAACCCTTATCAGAGTGCACAAGATTTTCGTCAGAACCTTTTTACTGACTTTTTGTTAGAAGGCAACTGCTTTGTGTACTTTGATGGTGCACACCTTTATCATTTACCAGCACAGCAAGTAGATATCTTACCAGATGACCGCACATTTATTCGTGGTTACAAGTATGGATCTGATGTAGACTTTAAGCCGTCAGAAGTATTTAGTTTTCGCGACTTAAGCAGTGATTCTATTTATCGTGGCGATAGCCGACTGCAAAGTGTTATTTCAAGCGTTCGCACACTACAATCAATGGGCGAACTGCAACAAAACTTCTTTGATAATGGTGCTGTGTTTGGCACTGTGTTGACCACAGACAATACACTATCGCAGGCTGCAAAAGATCGTACAATTGAGGGTTGGCTGCAAAAGTACAACCCACGCAAAGGTTTACGCAAGCCAGTTATCTTAGACAGTGGCTTAAAGCCTTTTCAACTTACACAAGCCAGTTTCCGCGACATGGACTTTGATGCTGCTATCCGCACACATTCAGAGCGTGTATTAACTGCACTAGGTGTACCACCTATTTTATTAGCAGGCGGAAATAACGCAAATATTTCGCCTAACTTACGGCTTTTTTACTTAGAAACTGTGTTACCAATCGTTCGTCGCTATACCAGTGCGATTGAGCGGTTTTTTGGCTATGACGTAGAAGCGGTCACTGCTAGTGTGAGTGCACTACAACCCGAACTAAAAGACATAGCTGCTTATCATGCTACCCTAGTTAATGGTGGCATTATTAGTCCTAACGAAGCTCGCGTTGAGCTGCGTTATCCACCCAAAACAGGGCATGACGACTTACGGATTCCTGCTAATATTGCTGGAAGTGCTAGCAATCCTAGCGTAGGCGGACGCCCAGAACAAGAGTGAGGTTGTATGGTAGACCGCAATCAAATGCTGTATTTAAACAGCACAGTTACCAAAGCCGAGCCCTCTAATCCTGATGATGACAGTTTAGTTATTAGTGGTTACGCAAGTACCGTAGATGCAGACCGTCATGGTGATGTGGTAAGTAGTGCTGCTTGGCAGCGTGGTTTGAATAACTACTTGAAAAATCCTATTATTCTAGCATTTCATAATCATTCAATGCCTATCGGTCGTATGGTAGAGCATAGAATTGATGAGCGTGGTTTGTGGATTAAAGCTCGTATTTCTAAAGCCGCTTCCGCAGTTTATGAATTGGTAAAAGACGGCATTTTAAGCGCATTCAGTATCGGATTCAGAGTTGTTGATGCTGAGTATAATCAATTAACAGAACTATTTGTTGTAAAAGAACTGGAACTGCATGAAATTAGCGTTGTAAGCGTCCCAGCAAATCAAGAAACACTATTTAGTTTAGCAAAAGCGTTTGACACTCACTCCGAGTACAAACAGTTTAAGTTGCAATTTGCACCCGAAAGCGAATCAGCTAAAGGGCTAGAATCCTCAGTGGAAGCAAATAGCATATCAATTAGTAAGGAATGGAATATGACTCCAGAAGAAATGAAACAAGCAATGGTTGATGCTGCTCGCCAAGCCGCCGAGGAAGCTGCTAAGGCAGTTGTAGCCGAGCAACAGAAAGCCGCCCAAGCCCTGGCTGCCCAACAGCAAGCCGAGCGTGACTTAGAAGCCAAGATCAAAGCTGCCGTTAGCGCAACTGTTGAGACTGGTGTTAGCGGTGCAGAGAAGCTGCTTGCTGAAGTTGAGAAGCGTTTTGCTGAACAAGCTGAGCAAAGCAAGAGCGCAATCGCTGGTTTAGAAGCTGCTCTCAAAGAGAAAGCTGCTGAACTCGAAGCAATTCAGAAGAGCAAGATGCAGTTTAGCGACAAGAGCGGTGACACCGTTTCTTATTCCGACAAAGAGAAAGCTGTTCTGTTAGCTCGCATGAGCAAGAAAAGCATTCTTGAGACCAAAGTTGGTCGTGAGCTTGTACAAAAGTACGGTGCACACGTTCCTTCAGCCACTTGGGAACTCGAAGTTTCTACTAACCTAGAAAACGAAGTTCGTCAGCGTTTAGTTGTAGCACCTACAATGCGTGCTATCACAATGCAAACCAATGTAATGACAATTCCTGTTAATCCAGAGTCTGGTGTTGCAACCTGGGTTCAGAATGCTAACTTTGGTGCAGCTGCTAGTGCTGGTAACAATGCTACACACGCACTTAAAGAAATCACTCTTAATGCATACAAAGTTGCTACCAATGAGTACGTAGCCTTCGAAGAAGAAGAAGACGCTCTGTTAGCAATTATGCCTGTTATCCGTGATGGCATGATCCGTCGTGTTGCTCGCGCTGTAGATCGCGCTTTCTTACGCGGTGCCGGTGCTGGTGCTGATCCTGTTAAAGGTATCGGTACATACGACGCAGCCAGTGCTGTAAACCTCGATATCGACGGTGCTACACTTGCTGCTGGCAGCTATGCCAAAACCACAGTTGCTACCCTGCGCGATATGCGTAAAGATCTAGGCGTATGGGGTCTTGATCCTAGCGAGCTAGTTTACATTGTTTCTACCGATGTATATTACGAGTTGCTCGAAGACACCAACTTCTTAACAGTTGACAAAGTTGGTGATCGTGCCACAATCTTAACCGGTCAAATCGGCTCTGTTGCTAATACACCAGTATTAGTAAGCGGCGAGTTTGATGCTAAGGGTGCTGGTGCCATGGCTGCTGTTTGCTTTGCACCTGCTAACTTCTTGGTTGGCAATCAGCGCGGTCTCCGTGTTGACACCGATGACTTGATCGAGACACAGCGTCGCGTAATGGTTGCAAGCCTGCGCACTGGTCTTACACAAGTTACCACAAACTACGGTCAGGGCGTAAGCACCTTACGTTACGTAGCTTAATATTCTCAGGGATGGGAAGGGGGGATGGGGCCTTCGGGCCCCGTCTTTTAAAGCAGATTGATAAGTATGCTTTAAAAGACGGTTTTGCTAGGAGTGGACATGGCTTTTGAATTAATTACTAAGGCTGAGTACAAAGCCTACGCAGGAATAAACAGTACTAATAGCGATACAGAGATTGATGCACTGTTATCACCAGTTAGTGAACTAGTAAAAAACTACTGTGGTCGCAGATTTTTAGATTACTTTGATGAATCTAAAACCGAAACGTTTAATGGCGACGTTGAATACTTTAGGCTATCGGAATCACCTATCGTTCGTGTATTAGGTGTTGAGTATAGTTCAGATTATGGCCAAAATTGGACAAGTTTAGTAGAATACTTAGACTGGGTACTGGACGGTGACAAGGTTTATAGTTTAAGTAGTACAGGCTGGCTCAAACAACTTCGTGGTTATCGTGTTGTATATACAGCTGGCTACGAAACAGTGCCAGCTGACTTAAAATTAGCCACAATGGACCTGTTAACTTACTATCGTCAAAACGATTCGGCTATTCACTCTACCAAAGCACCTGGCACTAATTCAGTACAAATTGAGTATGTTAGCGGAGCCAACTTACCAGCACATATTAAACGTGTACTAGATCTTTATGTGGTAGGTTATGCATGAGTATAGATAAAATGTCTGCAAGTATTCGTAATAGAATAACCAGCAGACTCAAAGAAGTTATAACAAGAGGTACTGGCGAAGCTATAACAGCTAGGAAACTAAAAAGTTTCACAGAGTATACTAGCGGAGATCAAATTCGTAAAGATACTGATACTGTAGGCGGACGACATGAATCTGTAATGAGTAGGCAAGCCTTTGAAAACTTATTACAAGATATGAAACAAGCTATAGAGACAAAAGAGTTGTCCAACGAACTAAGTAGTGCCGTAGAAAAAGCTAGTTTTGATGGATTCGTAAGTTATATTTCAGAAATATATTACAAAGATAAAGAGTTTTTATTAACTGACAACAGGCGAGTTAAAAACGGATTTATTTATAGCGGACCGACAAGAAATACTACAGAAAGTGTTGCCGTATTTGCTAAGGTTCAGGGCGAAGAACAAAGCTATAAAGATGTATTACTATTAAAAAATATTCCTCAAGGTAAACTAGTTACTTATTACGTAGAATATATAGACAGTAATTTTGGTGGCTTAAGCTCAGAAGCTAAAAAACAGCTTAAAAAGTCTTTGCAAGCAGGTCACTTAACAGGTGTTTTTACAGCTAGATTGATTCGTGCTTTTGGTTTACGAAAAGATACCTCTGGAACAGTAAGTTTTTCAACAGACACAAAAGAACTAACAGATTTAGAGAAACAATTAGGTAGAATAGTTGATTTAGTAACAGATGCTGATTTTCTAAGCAGTAATATAGTTTTAGATTTAGAATTGTTTACAGAAACAGATAAAAGATTATATTCTAATGCTAGCGAAGTACGATTAACTACAGAAGTACAGTTTGCTAAATCTAATGAAGCTGCAGGAGACTTACTAAAAACTGCTGGTACTTATTTGAGTAAATTAATTGCTTCCGTTAATCCTAATGTATCGGAGAAGGGGCAAGATCAAGCAGCTCAGGAAGCATTTAAAAAACTTCTTGAAAGTCTAAAAAAAGTAAATACTTATGTTAAAGACAGAGCAACTCAGCTAAAAGCATTAGAAAAGAGTAATAGCCTTGACCCTAAATTGCAACAAAAATTAACAAAAATACTGGAAAACCAAAAAGTTTTTGAAACTCTTATAACTACTGAAGGTTCTCCCAGTGTTGTGCAGCATATAGCCGCAGTAATAGCTAGTGGTATAAAAGGTAAACAGGCAAATAGTAGCCGTTCTGTAACAAAAACTAAAGAACGAGTAAAAGTACAAGCTGCACCAACTAAAACAAAACCTACTAATAAGTCAGTATCTAAGCGCAGTAATTTAACTTTTAAACAAAAGCCTTTAAAACAAGGCATTAAACCAATTTCAAACTTAACTAGTTTACAACGATTATTAGACGCTCAATTAGTTCAGCAAGTAAAACAAAATATGGGTACTGGTAGTCGTAGAGATATACTCAACTTGCGTACCGGCAGATTTGCAGAAAGTGTCAAAGTTGAAAGATTGTCTGAAAGTCGCGAAGGCATGATAACTGCGTTTTATAGTTATATGCGTAATCCGTATGCAACTTTTAGCGCAGGTGGTCGTCAAGAAACGCCAAAGACCAGAGATCCCAAGTTATTAATCTCAAAGTCAATTCGTGAAGTTGCAGCACAACTAGTAACTAACCGTTTAAGATCGGTAAATGTATGAGCCGAAGAACCTCAATCGTAAAAGCCTTGGCAGAGCGTTTTAAAACCATAGACGGTACAGCACCTTATCAAACCAATTTATTCTCAAATAGCTTTGCCAAGCTAAAATTTTGGGATGAAGTCAACGACTTTCCTGCTGTATTTGTAACACCTGGATCAGAGCAACGAGAATACTTACCCGGCGACTTTACCTGGGGCTATTTAGGTGTATGTGTTAAAGTGTATGTGCGCAGTGAAGATGAATCGCAAGAACAACTAGAAACACTACTAGAAGATTTAGAAAAATGTATTGATAGTAACCGAGTGTTAAGTTATTCAGACACTGAAGAAACCACAGAAATATTGGTTACATCAATAACAACTGACGAAGGTTTATTAGCGCCTTATGCTGTTGGTGAAATAAACTTACAAGTGCGTTATGCACTAACTTAGTACTACGCTATAAATCTCAGATAAATGTCTTGAGCACATAGTATAGTGCTAGCCTCAAAAAGGGAAAGAACATGGCATTAAATTTAGTCCGTAATAGTCGTGTGTTTTTTACAACAAATGTAAATAGCACCACCGGTGTAGTAGCTGATGGCAGCCACACAACTGGTACAACATTTGAAATTCAAGTTTTAGATGGTTTTAGTTTTTCACAGAATACTAATTCAGAAGCCATCACAGTTAGCGAAGCAGGCACAAACCCTGTTCGTGGTCAGCGTAGTTTCAACACCAGCTTAGCACCAGTTGATTTTAGCTTTAGCACTTACATCCGCCCAGAAAAAGTAAGCAATGAAATTCTTTGCGAAGAAAGCGTACTGTGGAACGCAATGGCAGGTACTGAGGCACAAAATACTGCTTACTCAAAGACCGGTACATTTAGTGATGCTAGTTACGCAACAGCTACCAATATCCTAACAATTACTGGCACCACAATGGCAGTAACTGGTTTGTCGGTTGGCGACGATGTATTAATTCAAGGTGTTAACAGTGCAAATGCTACTACAGCAACACAACTAGCACAAGAAAAAGTTGTAAACGGTCCAGCACGTGTTGTTAGTTTAGGTGGTAGCTCAATCACACTAAAAATGCACAATCCTGGCGATGCTGACATTACCAACACAGACCTAGATGTTGCAAACTTAGTGTTTTACAAGAGTGCTTGGGGCACTAACGGTGGTACAGCTGGTCAGCCAATTGCAAGCGTTTTAGGTTTCCATGGCAGCAACAAAAATCAGTTACAAAAAGTTGGTTTATTAGTAGTTATCGACGGCGTAAGCTATGCTATTGATAATGCTGCTATGACCCAGGTAACAATTGACTTTGGTTTAGATGGTATTGCAACAGCACAGTGGACTGGTCAAGCAACTGCTATGCGTCAGTTAACCAATAATATTACTACTGCTACAGCAGGTACATTTGGTGGCGGTACAATTAGTGGTAACTATACTCAGAAGCGTACAAGCGCTAACTTTATTACCAATAAATTGAGCACTGCAACACTAAAAACTGTTAAAGCTCTTGGTGCTATTGTTGCTGGTACACCTTACTACATTGCTATTACTGGTGGATCTATCACTATTAATAACAATATTACTTACATCACACCAGCTATTCTTAGCGTTGTTAACCAGCCTGTTACATACTACACAGGTACACGCAGTGTAAGCGGTAGTTTAAATGCTTATTTAAATACTGGTAGCGTAAGTGGCTTTAGCGGTGGTGGTACTGGTAACTTGTTAAAAGACATGTTAGCAGCCGCTTCAAGTGTAACTGAGCCAATGTTTGCAGTTGAACTAGCAATTGGTGGTAGTGGCAATGCAGTAAAAGTAGAACTGCAAATGCCTTCGGTATCTATCGGTGTTCCTACCCTTAACACTGAGCAGGTTGTTTCTACAACTATCAACTTTACCGCTGCAGCCAGCGATCAAGACGGTAGCGCAGAGTATGACCTTGGATTTACAAACGATTTAACTGTACGTTACTACGCTTAATTAGTGTAAACAAAATACAAAGGGGCATATGCCCCTTTGTATCCCAATAACAATATAGGATTTCCAATTGAGTAACTTATCCCTGAAAACCCTTTTAGTACCCAGCAAAAGTGTAACCGTTGAATATCCTGGCATGCCAGGTTTTAGTGTTGATGTTTGCTTTTTAAGTCGTGAAACACTGCAAAATATTCGCAAAAAAAGTACTAAAACAACCTTTAAAAATCGTCAACCACTTGAAGAACTAAATGACGAACTATTTTTAGAGCTATATGTAAAAGCATCAATCAAAGGCTGGACAGGCTTAAAACTTAGTTATTTAGAGCAGCTGGCACCAGTTGATTTGTCGGATGAAGATGGTGAGCAAACTCTAGAGTATACTGAAGAAAATGCACTGTACTTAATGAAAGCTTCGCCCAACTTTGATGCGTTTATTAGTGAACAGGTTACTGACTTGGGAAACTTTTCCAAGAGCAAGCAGAGTTAATACGTGGTCAGCTAGATAACTACCTAAAAAACTCACAAGCTAATATGACTAGTGAGTTGTACTTTGAAATGTGTGAAGCAATGGGTACTGAACCGGTAGAATCCGAAATACCTGTTAACTTCCACGACTTGCCTGATGTGGTACAAGACTATGTACACATTTACTACCTATTACGAGACATTTGGGATCCTATGGGTGGTAACTATCTAGGCAAAGACATGAGTACAGTATTTGAGTTTTTTAGGTTGTACAACATAGAACCTGACGAACAACTGTTTGCACTTGGCGTGATACAGCAATTAGACAGTTGCCGATCACAGTTAATACAAGAAAAGCAAAAACAACAAGAAGCCCTAAGCAAGAAAAAAGCTTAGGGCTTTTTTGTGTTTTGGTTTGACAAAAGTTTGCTTGCATGATATAATAGGCCATAAGTAAAATCTTGCATACAACGGTAAAAGCCAGTTGGGAGATAGTATGTCTCAAAAAATCGGAATCGAAGTAGTTGTTAATAGTAATATTAAGAACGAAACTCAAGACGCTAACAAGTTTAATGAAGCATTAAAACGTGCAGCTCAGACTGCAAAAACTATTGGGGTAGGTGCAGCTGCTGGTGGTACTAGTGGCAGTCAGCGAGCTGCACAAATGTCACAGCCTGTAATGGCTACTCAAGTAACTGAATATGGTCGTGCTCGCGGCAGTGCTGGCGCAACCGGTGCTAGTGCTCGTGATTTTGCAAACCAGTCCCAAGGTCTGGGTGGATTAGTACGTCTATATGCAACATATGCTGCTAACGTATTTGCTGTTGGGGCTGCTTTCCGTGCACTTTCAAGTGCTATGGACACAGCCAATATGGTTCGCGGATTAGATCAAATTGGTGCTGCAAGTGGTGTAGCCCTAGGCGGATTGTCTCGTCAATTAGTTGCAGCTACTGGTGGTGCTATCAGCCTACGTGAGGCTATGAGCGCAACTGTTAAAGTAACAGCCGCTGGTTTAGGAAGTGAAAACGTACTAAGATTGGGTACAGTTGCCGCAAAAGCATCACAAGCACTAGGTGTTGATCTTGGTGATGCTGTTAACCGTTTAAGTCGTGGTATTACTAAATTAGAGCCTGAATTATTAGATGAATTAGGCATCTTTACTAAGATTGAGCCTGCTGTTCAAAAATATGCACTAGCTCTTGGCAAAAATGCTAGCTCATTAACTGATTTTGAACGTCGTCAAGCATTTGCTAATGCTGTATTAGAAGAAGGTGAAAAGAAGTTTGCTGCTATTAAGGTTGATGCAAACCCTTATAACAAACTTGCTGCCTCATTACAAAATATAGCACAAAGTGGATTAGAGTTAATAAATAAAGTACTAGCACCAATTGTTAACTTTTTAAGTGAAAGCCCCACTGCATTAATAGCTGCATTAGGGGGACTAGGTTTAGCACTAGTACGTCAAATTGCTCCTGCTTTTGGACAGTTTCGTGAAAATATTCGCAAATCAAATATTGAAGCCGCACAAGCCGGCAAAGCTAGAGTTCAAAGTGCTATTGCTCTTCAACAAGAATTAAATGCACAAGTATTAAGATACTCAGAGATAGGTGCCGATAAAGAAATTGCTAAATTAGAAGCAGCAGAAAAAAGATTAAATAGATTACAAGCTAAACTAAGTACAGAAACCGCTGCCTCTAAAATACTGGCGGAAAAACCTGATACGGCCGATATTACAAAAGCTGATATTAAAGCTATTAGAGCTGCTGCAGCCGCTGATGAAGCCGCCGGTAATATAGCTTTAGCTAAATCCCAAAGAGAAATCGCTACTGCTATTGTAAAAGTTCAGAATGCTGAAAAAGGTTTAAGTGAGGAACAAAGACAAAAAGCTGCAAATTTACAAAAAGAATTAACTAATAGTAGAACTATAATAGGCATAAATGCTCAACTAGCCAGTAGTATTCAAAAAGCTAGTTACAAGGATCAAATAGTTTCAAATGCTGCTTATGCCGGTAGTTTAATTGGACCAACCCGCGCCATAAGGCTAATGTTAGCTGAACTAAAGGCTGGTGAAGTTCAGTTAAATGCTTTTTCAAGGGCCACAGTTGTTGCTCGCGGAACTTTAGCAGCTTTTGCTGGAGCAGCTGCTACAATTGGGGCTGCAATAAATACGGCCTTAGGAGTCATTGGTTTAATAGCCGGAGCTCTAAGTTTACTATCAACAGCTTTTAGTGCAACTACGCGGGAATCTAAAGCTACTGGAGAAGCACTAGACGTATTAGAACAGAGTACAAAAAATCTTAATAATACAATAGATGTTATTAATTCAAAACCATTTTTAGAGCAGTTTAGTACTCAAAGTGTAACTGCACGTTCCAATGCATTAGATAGTTTAAGTACTAGTATACAAAAAGTAATAGATACTAGTCAGGCCGAGTTATCTAGAATGAATTGGATTGATAGTTTAAAAGATAATATTTCAAAAATATGGGGCGGAGACGTACTAAGTAAATCTGCTGAAGAAATCTCTCGTGGCTTAGCTGCCGCATTTAGTGATGCCACTACTGCAAACAGTACAGCAGGTAAGGCTGCGCGCGAAAGTTTAGAAAGATTATTAGGTACAGGCGTTGATTTAACTGACTTTGAAAAAATTGATGCTGCACTTGCTAAATTAAGTAAAGCAGACCGTATAACAGCAATAAAATCTATTGGTTTTGAAATCAATAATTTATCAAAAGCTGCAAAAGCACCAGCAGTAGCCTTGCAGGGTTTAGATGAATCGCTTAAGAAAATAAGTGAAAGTCGTCAAAAATTTATTAGTGGCTTATTACCTACAGATCCACTTAGTGAATTTGGCCGAGGATTAATTGCTACTAGCTTTCAATTTGAAGAAGCACTAAAAAATCCAACAGTTCAACTTGAAACAATTAAAAAGCTGTTTGAACAAATTAAATCATTACCGGTTAGCCCTGATTTACTGTTAGGTCTACAAGATGCGGATGCAATAGCAAAAAATCTTCAAGAATTACAGGGCGAATTAGGCAGTACACAAGCAAAAATAACGCAATTAACTAAAGCTAGGAACGAAGAGCTTAGTAAAAGCGGTAAAGGCTTTCAAACTGTTAAAACTGGAGATATTGAAAAAATTGAAGAGTATGCAAATAAAGTACAAAATTCTAGTTCCAAAGTTAAAGAGTTAAATACCGAATTAGGTAGGCTAAAAGGCCTGGGAGCAAGCCTAGAAATAGAAATACAAACCGAAACAGAAAGTTTAAGTAAGTTTAAAGATACAATTAATGCTGCTGTTGTTAAAACTTTTGAAGTTGGTGCAGAAGTAGTTTCAGCACGTCTTGGTGCAGAGTTTGTAAAGGCAAGCGCTACAGTAACTCAAACTTTTGGAAGCCTTTTAGGCAATACAAAAACTGGTATTGCTATGAGAGCAGAAGCAGAAAGACGAATGCTTGCTGCACAATTAGCTCAAATAGACGCTACAGAAAGAAATATACGTGCACAACAAGATGCCGTTATAGTTACTAAAGAGGCAAATGTTTTACGATTAAAAGCATTAGCCGCAGAAAAAACTAGACAAGGCACCCTTAGCGAAGCGGAAGATCAAAATATATCTAGAGAAGTATTAAGAAATGAAGCAGAAATTGTTGGATTAAAGAAAATACTTTCTGGTACTATCAACGTTAAACAAGCCTTTAATCTTCGAGCAGCTGAAATGAGAGCTGCACAAAGAGACCCAGCTGCAATATCTACTATAACCGAAGGCGGGCTACAACTAGCACAGCAATTAGAAGCTAGTCGAGCATCTCGTGCAAATATTGGTGCCCAAGTATTTGGCGTAAATATTACCGAAAGAATAAACCAATTTAAGTTAGAAGAAGAAAATAATATAAAAAGAAAGCAAGCAGATTTAGACGCTTTAAAAGCATCTGCAGCATTATTAGCAAGTAATAGAGAAATAAATTCTGAAACAAACGAAGCAGCACTAATTGCTAGGCAAAGTGCAGAGGCAGCAGTTCAGCTGGCCGAACAAGAGCTTAGAGTACTGCAAGCAAAAAGAGAAATAAGTGTTCAAGAAAAACTACAACAAGAACTACTGGCATTAAAAACGGATGAAGGAAGAACTAGGGCTAAACAAGTAGGCGAAGATATAGACAATCTTAAAGAGTTAGTAAATTTAACAGAGCGCGCTTTTGCAACCAAAGAGCAAGAAACGCAACAAAAAAATATTTTAGATTTAGTTGATGTAAGATTACGTAATAGACTAAAAATATTGGATCAAGAAGGTCAAAAAGCTAAAGACTTAGATGCTGCTCGTGAATTTGCATTAAGAACTGAAGAACAAAGTTTTGACTTTTTACAGCGTTCCGTAGAACTTTCCGCTACTTATATAGCTCGTAGAAAAGAAGCACTTGACGTAAAACGTGCTGAATTTGATTTTGATAAACAAATTCGTGAAGCTGAAGAAGCAAGAAATAGAGCACTGTTAGAATCCGAAACAAGAACTAAAAAGATTGAGCTAGCAGCACCCCCAACTGCTGCAACAGCTGCAGAAGTAAGTGGTGATATAGAAATAGGTGCTGCTAGATCCGAAGCCTTAGCAATAGAAATAGCTGCTCGTGATGTAATAAATCAACAATATGAACGACAAGCAACGGCTGCAACAAGAAGTTTAGAACTAACAAAAGCTCAAGCTGCAGAAACAAGGCGAGTAGCAGAAGAACAAGAAAAGTATAATAAATTACTACAGAACGCCGCTGATCTGGGCAGTACTTTAGGCAATGTTTTCAGAGGATTAGGCAGCAGCGCGGACAGATTTGCAGACGGAATAGAAAAGTTTGTTACAGGCTTAACTGAAGGTGCTATACAAACAGAAAAGAATGCAAAAGCAACCGCAGCTATTCAAGAAAGAATAACCCTAACTGCTGAAGGTTCACAAGAAAGAAAAGAAGCTGAACAAGAACTGGGTGTACAACAGAAAAAGAATGCAAAAGACGAACTAAGTAATAATATTAAATTAGTTGGTTCTGCCAAAATGCTATTTAAAGAAAAGAGCACTGGCTATAAACTACTTGCTGGCATAGAGCGAGCTATGCATATTGTAAAGCTGGCAATGGCAGCAAAAGAAATGGCAGTAGATATTGCCAATACAGTTAAGTCTGTAGCCAATAGCGGAGTCAGAACGGCTGCATCGGTTGTTGAAGCTGGTGTAGCAGGTGTAACGGCAGTAGTTAAATCAATTGCTAGTTTACCTTTTCCGTTTAATATTGCTGCAGGAGCTGTAGTAGCTGGTATAGTTGCAAGCTTGTTAAGTAAAATCGGTGGAGATCCACCAACAAGTTTTAGCGCTGGTGGAAGTGCAGTTAGCGCAGAAAAACGTCAAGAAGTCCAAGGTAGCGCAATGAACTACAATGATCAAGGTCAGCTAGTTCGTGTACGTGAAGGCGTATTTGGGGATACTGAGGCTAAATCAGAATCTATTGCTAATTCACTGGAAATTATTCGTGATAATAGCGTGGCTGGTTTAGCTTATGACGATAAGCTGTTAAAAGCATTTGAAAAATTAAGCAGGTCACTAGAAACAGCTGCTAAACGACTTTATGGTATTACTGGTGTTACTGGTGGTAGTGCTTTTGGAACGGTTGAAGGCAGTACCGGCACAAGCATTTTAGGTTTAAGCTTATCAAAAACCACTACAAGCATTATTGATAGCGGTTTAAAAATTACTGGTAGTTTTTTAGAGTTAGCCCGAGCAACAGGTGGTGTTATTGAAGGTTTTGAAACCGTACAAACAACACGTAAACGGTTTATTGGAAAAACAAAAACTTCTATCGACACCAGAGAGTTTGGACTAGATGATGCTACTGTACAAGCTATTAATGATGCATTCGGCAGTGCACTAGATGCGCTTTATAGCGTTGGCGATACCTTAAAAACAGATCAACAAAAAATAGATCAAGCACTAGCTAGTTTACAAGTTAATGAGTTTGCTAGTTTGCGTGGTTTAAAAGGCAAAGACTTACAAGAAGCCCTTAATGCTGTTATTGGTTCGGTTGTAGATGATGCTGCTGTGGCTGCTTTTACTCAACTAAAGCTGTTCCGTAAGTTTGGTGAAGGCATGTTGGAAACCGTAGTTCGTGTTGCTGATACTAATCGCAAGATCGAACAAGTATTGGGCAATTTAACTAACAGACCAGCACTAGACATTGAACTAGATATAACTGAAGCACTTGCAGAAGCGTCGGGCGGACTGTCAAACTTTTTAGAAAATATCGAAAGTTTTACAGATAACTTTTTAACAGAAGAAGAAAAACTTGGTCCAACTCGTCGTGCAGTTGAAACAGAACTCAACAGACTGGGCTTAAGCAGCATAAAAACTCGTCAACAGTTTAAGCAAGTTGTACAAACACTGATAAACACTGGTCAAGCTGGTACAGAAACCTTTTTAAGCTTAATAAAGTTAAGTGACGGTTTTGCAAAAGTTACTGAGTCGGCTGAAAAAACCAACGATGCACTTAAGTCAGCATATGATGCGCGTGTTAGCGAACTAAAAGGTGCTCGCAGTGAGTTTGAAAACTTTGCTAAGAGTTTACGTGAGTATCAGCTTAGCTTAAAAACCGGCAGCTTAAGCCCACTAACACCACTTGAACAGTATCGTGAGTTACGTGCAGAGTTTTTAACAACCAGAGAACTTGCACAACGTGGTGACGTTGGGGCAATTGGTAAGTTGCAGTCTATTAGTAACTCTTTCTTACAAGCTAGTCAAAAAATGTATGCATCTAGTGATGAATACATTGGTGACTTTCAACTAGTATCTCAAACCATTGATCAAACAGCTACTTTTGCAGAACTGCAAATAGATATAGCCAACAACACACTTGCAGAAATTAAAAATGTTGTTGGTGCATTAGTAGAGCTTAAGACTGAAACTGAAAAAGTACCGGTTGCACTAACTGGGCTTGGCACTAGTTTAACCACAGCGTTAACTGCGGCACAAGCTGCTAACGGCTCCGCCACTATTAGTGATATCCCTGTTATTGGCGGTGAAGTTGCCGATATCGTATCCGGCTATGAATTCCAGCGCCAAGCAGATGCTGCAGAAGCAGCTGCAGAAGCAGCAAAAGCAGCTGCAGAAGCCGCTGCAGCTGCTGCAAGAGCTGCTCAAAGCATGTTTGGTCAGCTGTATAACACGGTAATGGGTTATGATTATGGTATTGGTGCTGCAATGGGTGCTGCTTTTGATACTGGCGGCGTTCGCAAATTTGCTCGTGGCGGCATAGTTAACGGCTTAACACCATTTAGTTATAGTTCGGGACTTGGTGTCATGGGTGAAGCAGGGCCAGAAGCTATTATGCCACTACGTCGTACACCTAGCGGTAACTTGGGTGTAATTAGTATGGCAGGTAATGGTGATATGCTTCGTGAACTTGCTAGACTTAATCAACAAGTTGAAACATTAACTCGTGCTGTGTCTGAGGGTGCAGTTATTAACGCACAAGCAACTGATCGTAATACTGAAGCAGTTGTTGGTGCTGTTGTTGATAAAACAGTTAATAACACATACCAAACACGGCTAAAAGATAAGGTTCAGGTTGTATGACAACTAAAGCAGAACTAGTTAGTTGGTTAAAAACAAGCACTACACGACGTGTAGTGCTTGTTGAAATCACAGGTGTATTAGATAGTGCCGGCAATAGTGTCGGCACTATTTATTACTCAAATAAACCTTATGGTACGCGTTCTACCGATACCCCTGCTAATACACAGTATAGTGCTGTTATTAACGGTGGTGTAACTTTTTCACAAACTCTAGACTTAGATGGCAGAGCCACATTAGGCTTTGGAGATATTCAACTAGATAATACCAACGGTGTTCGCGACACACTATTAACTTATATCTGGGCTAACAAAGCAGTTACAGTTTATTTGGGCGATGCTGGCTGGAGTCGTGCAGATTTTTACCCAATATTTACTGGCTTTGTTAGTGATATTGAAAGCCGTGATCGCAATACCCTAAACTTAATACTAGTAGACCGATTACAGTACTTAAATACTGCTGTTAGCACGGCATTAGTGGGTGGTACTGGTTCGCAAAAAGATCAATTAAAGCCACTTTGCTTTGGTGAGTGTTTTAATGTTACACCAGTTGTAGTTGATAGCCCTAATTTAATTTATCAGGTACATAACGGTGAAATTGAGCGTGTTATAGAAGTTCGTGATAATGGTGCTAAACTAACTGGTGTTACCACAGATTTAGCAAACGGCAGATTCACACTAACTGCTAGCCCATTCGGACAAATAACTGCTAGTGTGCAAGGTGGTAAGTATGGAAGTCCCGCTAGCTATAGCAGTAAAGTGGCGACGGTTATACAAAACTTATTACTATACTATGGTCGAACACTAACACTGTCAGATATTGACGCTGCTTCTTTTGCAGCTTATAATACACAAGACGTAGGTGTTTATCTTAATAACCGCGAAAACTTACTGGACTTATGCCAACGACTAGCTAATGGTTGTGGTTTAAGTTTAACTGTAGGTGTAGACGGCAAGTTTAAATTAGTTCGTGTACTAGTAGACCAAGCGAGTGGTGAAACACACAGCGTTACACCTAGTGATATGTATGAACGCACATTAGCTATATCACAAAAAGTACCGGTACAAGGCTCAGTTAAACTAAGTTACTGCAAAAACTGGACACCACAAACAACAGGTTTAGCTGGTGCACTAAAGCCAGATGTTAGTGCTATTTTTGCAAAAGAAAACTACTTAACTGCCAGCAGTGATGCAACAGTATTAGCTCGTTATAATCAAACAGAAGAGCCACCTACAAAAGACACACTGTTAGTAACCACAGCTCAAGCAACTAGTGAAGCAACCAGACTATTAAACATATATAAAACTCCTAGGTATGTATATACTGCAACATACTATTCACACTTATTATTTTGTGAATTAGGTGATCAAGTATTGTTAACTTATCCACGCTTTGGTTTAAATAATGGCAAGCGAGGGACTGTAGTTCAAATTAATCGTGACTGGTTAGCCGGAAAAGTAAATATAGGAATACTAGTATAATGGCAACAACTGTAAATACTGCTGATTTAGAATTAGGTGGGATTGGCGAATATCGCACCGGCGCTTTTTCGCCTAAAGAAGTTCGTTTAATACCCAGCACAAATTTATTTAGAGTTAGTAAAGACGGTACTGTTAGTGTTAATGACATAACACTAACAGTACAACGAGTATATGTAACAGGTACAGCCACCTTTACTACAACTCCATCTGTTACACTAACTGGCTCTGGAGATACTCGCACACTAAGTTATACAAATCTTGGTGCAAATAATACAGTTGTGATAACTGTTAGTGTTACTGATAGTGCTGATGGCACAGTTTATACTGACAGCGTTACCATTGCCAAAGTTACCGATGGTAGCGACAGTTTAACAGTTGCACTTAGCAACGAAGCTTGCAGTGTACCAGGCAATGCATTGGGTCAAACTGCAAGTTTTGCTGGCACTGGTACCACGATCGAAGTTTATGAAGGTAGTCAAAAACTAACTTATGTAACCGGCACACTCACAAACAGTAGCTTTAGCGTTACGACTTCAGTTAGTCCTGCTGCGAAAATAACCGTTGGTACTATTACTGGTGCTAATACTACGACCGCAACAGTTGCAAACCATAGCGCACTAGCAGACGATACTGATTTAGTAGCCATTACTTATACCATTAGTGCTAAACGTAGTAATGGTACTACTAGTACGCTTACCGCTACTCAATCAATTACAAAAACTCGTAGCGGTTTAAATTTTAGTGATGCAAAAGTACTATTTACTGATACCACTTTTGCAACTGGTTTAAATGATGTTGCAGTATACAATAACAGTGGCGGCGGTACTGTTACTGTTACCAGAGAAGCTGCTCAAGCAGATTCGCCTTTTATAAATGTTAGTAGCTTTAACATAAAAGTTAGTAATACAGGCACAGCCAGTCCTGGTATTGGTGGCTTTGTACATGCAACTACAAGTCGTGCAAATGCTGTTTTTGCTCAACGCGTTATTGCAAAAATACCTGTTGGATACACACTACAGTGGGCCAGTAATGCTATTGGGGATAATTCAACACAGCGTTGGATAACTAGCCAAGCAGGAACTGGCAACTTTGAAGAATACATAGTTATTCGTAAATGCGGAGCAACTGGAACTTTTTCAAGTACTGGTCATTTATACTTAACTGGTACTGTAGGTACTCCCGCTGCACCAGTTAACTGGTATTTGGCTTATGCAACTGTATACGACTTTACTGCACCTGCTAACTTACTAACAAGTGCTAGATTAACAAAAGATTCTGTTACAGTGCCTGCTAGCAGTGATGGCACTGTAAGTGATTTTAGTGCTGCCACAACCACTTTTCGTGTTTACAACGGAGCAACAGACGATACTGCAAACTGGACTATTACAGCTACACCCGGTACTGGTGTAACAGGTACAGCTAGTGGTTCGCCTGCAAATAGTACATATACACTAACTGGTTTATCACAAGATAGTGGCACCGTTACATTTACTGCTAGCAGATCTGGCTATAGTAGTTTAACTAGTACTTTTACTGTTGTTAAGGCACGAGCAGGTGTAACTGGAACTAATGCCGCATACGTTGTTGTAAACAGTACTCAAGGTCAAGCATTTAAATTTGCAAGCGGAGCTAGTACTCCTACTAATGGCAATAGTTTAATTTTTACTGCCACATTAAACGGTGGATTAAGTGCTTACCAATGGCAGTATTATAATGGCACTGCCTGGACAAATTTTAGTGCTGCTACTTCAAGCAGCTTTACATTAGCTTATAATGATGCTGCTTGGGGCAGTGCAGTGGCACTTAATATTCGTTGTTTAAGTGGTTCACAGTCCGACGAAGTTACTGTAGTTAAATTATCTGATGGTACAAATGGTACAAATGGTACAAATGGTACAAATGGTACAAATGGTATTAATACTGCTACTGTTACATTATATGCTAAAAACACTAGTAGCAGTACTCCACCCGCAGCTTTTAGTGGCACTTTTACTTATACCTTTAGTACTGCCGCACTAACTGGCGGTACTCTAAATACTTGGAGCACCACAGCTCCTAGTATTACTAACGGCGAATATTTATGGGCTCGTTACGCCGTAGCTGCTAGTAGTGCTGCTACAGATACTGTAGATACCGCAGAGTTTTCTAGTGCTGTAGTAGTAGCTGTTGGTGGTATTAACGGTATTAATGGCACTAATGGTACTAACGGTACTAACGGTACTAATGGAGTTAATACTGCTACTGTTACATTATATGCTAAAAATACTAGCAGCAGTGCTGCACCCGCAGCTTTTAGTGGTACTTTTACTTATACTTTTAGTAGTGCAGCATTAACTGGCGGTACTCTAAATACTTGGAGTACTACAGCTCCTAGTATTACTAATGGTGAGTATTTATGGGCTCGTTATGCTGTAGCTGCTAGTAATACTGCTACAGATACTATAGATACAACAGAGTTTTCTACTGCCGTTGTAGTAGGTATTGGCGGCACTAATGGTAGTAATGGTACTAATGGGGTTAATACTGCTACTGTTACATTATATGCTAAAAATACTAGCAGCAGTACCGCACCTACAGCTTTTAGTGGTACTTTTACTTATACTTTTAGTACTGCAGCATTAACTGGTGGTACGCTAAATACTTGGAGTACTACAGCTCCTAGCATTACTAATGGTGAGTACTTATGGGCTCGTTATGCTGTAGCTGCTAGTAGCGCCGCTACAGATACTGTAGATACAGCCGAGTTTTCTAGTGCTGTAGTAGTGGCTATTGGAGGTATTAATGGTACTAATGGTACTAATGGTACTAATGGTACTAATGGTACCAATGGTATTAATACTGCTACTGTTACATTATATGCTAAAAATACTAGCAGCAGTACTGCACCTACAGCTTTCAGCGGTACTTTTACTTATACTTTTAGTAGTGCAGCATTAACTGGTGGCACTCTAAATACTTGGAGTACCACAGCTCCTAGTATTACTAATGGTGAGTATTTATGGGCTCGTTATGCTGTAGCTGCTAACAATACAGCTACAGATACTATAGATACAACAGAATTTTCTACTGCCGTTGTAATAGCTGTTGGCGGTATTAATGGCACCAATGGAGTAAACGCTGTTAGTGGTTACTTAACTAACGAATCTCACACAATACCCGCAGATAATGCCGGAACAGTTCAAAGTGGTGACTACGCTGCAGCAGGCGGCACTTTTAAAGTTTATAACGGTATTACTGATGTAACCACAAGTAGTACTTTTAGTGTAGTAGGCACACCTACCGGCATTACTGCTAGTATAGTTAGTAATACCGGCGTATACACTCTAAGTAATATGAGTGTTAACTCAACAACAGTTACTTTTAGAGCCACATATAGCGGCACTACTATAGATAAAGTTTATAGTATTTCTAAGTCTAGAACTGGTAGCAGCGGTCAACGTGGTAGTGTAAGTTTTGATATAGCAACCACTCAAACCACTTGGAATGCTACTGTTGAGTCGGAAATCAACACATATTATACCAATAACTACAGTTCAACTAAAGTATTAAATGATCGTGTAACTGCTTACAATACTAGCGCAGGTTTTTCACAAACACGCTACTGGAGTGGTTCCGCTTGGATTCAGGCAACTAGTGTAGTTGATGGTAACTTAATTGTAACTGGTACAATTACTGGTGATAAGTTAGTTACTAATACGATTACTACTAATAAACTATTGGTAACAGGACAAGGTGCTGCACTTAATAATGATCCAAGTACACAAGATATTACTGCTTGGACTTCAAGTGGGTCGGGTACCGCACCTAGTTTTAGTATACAGACGCTTACTGACGGTGTCGTTGGGGATAAGGCACTTAGAGGCACAGGCGGAGTACATGTTCTTTCTAGAACTATACCTGTTGATGCAACTAAAAAATATCGTGTACGCTGTCGCGCGCGTCGCAGTACCGATGCAACAGGCACATTTTATTTACGACTATATCAATATGATGCCGCAGGAGCTCAAGTAGAAATTGTTGCTGGTTTTGAGGGAGTTGCCATTACTACTGCATGGCAAACTTTTACTTCCAGCGCGCTTACTCTTAATACTAGTACCGTTTCGGCCAAAGTAGCAGTTGTACTTAATTGGAATACTACTACTGGTTATATGGAAGCGCAAGATATTAGGTGTGAGCAAGTAATTGGTGGAGATTTAATTGTTGACGGCTCTTTAACTGCAGATAAAATTGATAGTCGTGGTTTAAGCATTAAAGATGCTAATGGCAACGTATTATTTTCAGCCGGAGTACCACTAAGTTCTAGTAATATTACGCCTGCGTCAGGATGGTTAAACTCAAATATCAGTATTAATTCAAGCGGTGCACTTAGTGGTGCTGGTGGTGGACAAGTTACTATCGGCGGATTAGGCTATACAGGTGCATTAGATGCTAATAAAACATCTATAGACGCTAATGGTGCTATACAAGGTGTTAGTAGTGGTGCTGGTACCACAGTTGCTAATAGCCAAATTACTATTAGTAGTGGAGCTATTCAAGGTATTGGAACAGGTGCTGGTACCACAGTTGCTAATAGCAGTATAGCAGTTAATGGTAGTGGTCAAATTACGGGTATTGGTACGGGGGATAGTACTACAGTAGCTAATAGCCAAATTACTATTAGCAGTGGAGCTATTCAAGGTATTGGAACAGGTGC